GTCTGCACATTGCCATCTTGGAAGACAGAGCCGGAATGAAAACCACGTTTAAAAAGGAAGATAAATGATTCCAATTATCGGTGCATTGCTAGGCACACTGGCTGAAAACGGGCTAGGTCTGCTGTCCAGCGCAATCCAAGCCAAGGGCAAAGAAGTCGTAGAGAACACGCTGGGCATCAAGATACCCGACAACCCTACCCCTGCGGATGTTGAGCGCCTGCGCGAGTTGCAGTACCAGCATGAAGAGCGCCTGATTGAGTTGGGCATTGAGAAGGCCAAACTGGAGATGGCTGAAATGGAATTGGTTGCAAAGGCTGCGCAGAACGATGCCGACAACATCACTGACCGCTGGCAGGCAGACATGTCTTCTGACTCTTGGCTTTCAAAGAACATCCGGCCTATATGCCTTTTGGCTATTTTGTTGGCCTATTTTATTTTTACAACCATGTCGGCTTTTGGGTACAACGCTAACGAGGGGTACGTTAATTTGCTTGCTGGTTGGGGACAGCTAGTGATGGGCGCATATTTTGCTGGCAGGACGGCTGAGAAAATTATAGAAATGAGGAGCGCAAAATGAGCTTAGTAGCTGAACAAGCCGCATTCTTGTTAGATGTGTGCAAGCTGGTTGAATACGCAACCAATCGAGGTTTTGTAGTCACCGGCGGTGAGCTTGCCCGTACTCCAGAGCAGCAGGCCATTTACTTTAAAACAGGCCGCAGCAAGACCATGAACAGCATCCACTTGAAGCGGTGCGCGATGGACTTCAACTTTTTTCTGGACGGCAAAATCATCTGGGACAAGGGTATCTTGGCTCCACTAGGTGCGTACTGGGAAACCTTGCACCCCAAAAACCGTTGGGGCGGCAACTTCAAGAGCTTGGTAGACTGCCCGCACTTTGAGCGAAACGTGTAAACGCTACCATGCCACTACAAAAAATCCTTCTCAAGCCCGGTGTAAACAGGGAGAACACCCGTTACACCAACGAGGGGGGTTACTACGAGTCCGACAAGGTTCGGTTCCGTCAAGGTACACCCGAGAAGATTGGTGGGTGGCAGCGCATATCTGCAAGCACGTTCCTTGGATTGTGCCGTTCCCTTTGGAATTGGGTAACGCTGGGCTCCTTAAATCTGCTGGGGGTTGGTACAAACCTCAAGTTCTACATTGAGAGCGGCGGTGTCTACAACGACATTACGCCCATCCGCGCCACCTACACGCTGACCAACCCGTTCACCACTAACACGGCTACCAACACCGGAACAACTACAACGGTCACGGTAACCGATGCCAACGGCGGGTTCATCAACAACGACTTTGTTACCTACTATGCGGGCGGCGCGGCTTCAGTCACGTTTAACGGCATCACCATCACGACTGGTACGGAGTACCAGATTACGTACGTAAGCTCCACGACCTACACCATCACGGTCACAGGTACGGCATCCGCAAGCTCCGCAGGAGGCGGGACAATCTACGCCGCCTATCAGGTCAACACCGGCCCTTCATTTGCTGCCCCACTGGTTGGATGGGGCTCAAGCACTTGGGGTTCTGGGACTTGGGGTATTGGCACTGCATCTACAGACGCAATGCGTATTTGGAACCAAATGAACTGGGGAGAAGACCTCGTGTACGGCCCCCGTGGGTCTCCGATGTATTACTGGGAAGCAGGCATAGGGGTTACCTCCACAACAATCACAATAACCATTGCATCCCCCGGCGTAGTCACATGCAATTTAAACCTTGCAAATAACACACCCATCGTACTTTCCACTACTGGGTGGTTGCCGACCGGCTTGTTGCCGGGGGTTACCTACTACGTGCTGTTCCTTTCCTCGACTACGTTTAATCTTGCAACCACTGCCAGTGGCACACCTATTGTCACTACCGGAACGCAAGGCGGCGTGCATTCCGTCACCCCTCGTGGGGTACTGCTCTCCTCGCTTGCAGGCTCAGATGGAAGCTGCCCGCTGTACCAGAACTACTTCACGGTCTCAGATGCCAGCAGGTTCCTGATTGTGTTTGGAACGAACGACTACGGCAGCACCATCCTTGACCCCATGCTCATTCGGTGGTCTGACCAAGAGTCGTTGACTACGTGGGTTCCGGCGATTACAAACCAAGCGGGTAGTGTGCGCCTGTCTCACGGCTCCAAGATTGTCACTACGCTGCAAAGCCGACAGGAGATTGTGGTCTTCACTGACCAAGCACTCTACTCCCTCCAGTATCTGGGCCCTCCATTTGTGTGGGGCACTCAAATCCTTGGGGACAATTTATCCATTGCAGGGCCAAACGCAGCCGTAATTGCATCCGGGGTTACCTACTGGATGGGGGTGGAGAAGTTTTATAAGTACGACGGACGGATTTCAACCCTGCGTTGTGACTTGCTTCGCTACATCTACAGCGACATCAACACCGCCCAATACGACCAAGTTTTTGCTGGCACAAGCGAAGGTTTTAATGAGGTCTGGTGGTTCTATTGCTCGGCTAACAGCAACGCCATTGACAAGTACGCTGTTTACAACTACGTAGAAGACCTTTGGCACTACGGAACTATGGCCCGTACAGCTTGGCTAGATTCTGGCTTGCGCAACTACCCCATTGCGGCTACCTACACATACAACATTGTCAACCAAGAATTTGGTGTAGATGACAACGAGACAGGCACAACGCTGCCAATTGAAGCCACTATCACCTCCGCACAGTTTGATATTGGTGACGGGCATAACTTTGCGTTTGTATACCGTTTGATTCCTGACTTGACGTTCCGGGGCTCCACAGGCGGAACAACACCTGCGGTGACTATGTACCTGCAAGGTTTAAACAACTCAGGCTCTGGAGTCACGCAGACCGGCAACGCAGGGGTAGCTAACACAGGCCCCGCCCCGTCCGTCATCAATGTGGATGAGTTCACAGGGCAGATTTACATCCGTATCCGTGGTCGCCAGATGCAGATGAAGATTACTTCCAACACGCTCGGTACGCAGTGGCAGCTTGGTGCTCCTCGTATTGACATCAGACCGGACGGCAGACGATGACATTTATTGTTACATCCGATACAACTCTAAATCGGGTAGTTGCGCCGCGTCTGCCTACGGCTACGCCAGAATACGACGTTAACTACCTCAACCAGCTTGATAACATCTTGCGGTTGTACTTCAACCAAGTCAACAACATACTGGGCCAGTTGAGTTCGGGCTCCGGGTATATCCCGGCGTTGACCGTTTACACGGTAGCAACCCTCCCCAGCGCAGCCACTGCCGGTGTTGGGGCACGAGCCTTTGTGTCGGATGCCACCCTAGCCGTCTTTGCTTCTACCGTGGCTGGCGGGGGTGCAAACAAAGTTCCCGTCTACTCTGACGGAACCAACTGGAAAATAGGTTAAAAGATACAATGAGCCGCTGCTCTACAGAAAAGAGGTAAATTATGGCTTTCGGCTTTAACGATTTTGCAAAGTTTTTTGACCCAGTATCCGACCTACTCGGTACGTCTGGTAAGCGAGGCGTAGGACTGCTTCAGCAAAAGCCTGAAGATATTGCCATGACGGCAGCGGCTATTTATCTTGCAACGAATGGCATCCCAGTCACTCCAGAAAGCGTTGCTGCCGTTGAAACCGCTACCGCCACTGGCACTGCCGAAGCCGCCGCCGCTGAAGCTGCTGCACAAGAAGCCGCCCGCCTAGCCGCCGAACAAGCCGCCACTGAAGCTGCTGCACAAGAAGCTACTCGCGTTACTGCGCAAGAAGCCACCCAACAGGGAATCCTACAAGCAAACCAAATGGACCCTGGTTTACTAGGCGATGTAAATGCGCGAGGTATACAAACTGCTGATACAAGCACTAATTACCTTCAAAACATACGTGACATGTTTAAAAAACCAGTCGATTTAAATTCTGGCACTAACATGTCTGAATTAAGTAATTTTAATCAAAATACTTTAGACAGTCCAATGGCACAAAAATCAGCTTATGCTGATTTAAATAAAGTACCGGCAGGTTTAGAAAGCCAAATCGGAACATCCAATATACCGACTGGTTATGCTGATTACAACAATAACGCTAAAGCACTATATAAAGGAAGTTTTGAAGATTTTCAACTAGATCAAGCTAGGCAAGCCGCAGCAGAAGGGGCTAAATTACCGTCTACTGTTGATATGTCTTTAGGGCGTCAATCCGTTCCTGATTACACGTCGTTTAGCGATTCTTTCCATAAAAGCAGCATAACTCCAGATAGGTTTCAAAACCTTGAAGGTTTACGTGTACCAGATAGTGGGCCTTATCAAATAGGAAGCGGAAATTATCTGGATAGCAATCAACCAAAAAGCATGCTTCGGCAGGGGATGGACCTTGCTGAAAAGTACTTTGACAAGGCGTCAAAATATGTAGAAACGGACCCTTATAAATCTGCTGCCCTTGCATATTACGGCGCGTACAAAACGGGAATGCTTGATCAGAAACCGGTAGAAGCCCCTGCGGACAATTACAAGAACCCGTACAGCATGGCTAATTTCCAGCGCATGTCGCCTAGCCCATCTGCTTACCAATACAGACCCCGTTACGCCGAAGGTGGTATTGCCAGCGTGCAAGGGTACAAAAAAGGTGGGCGGTCTAAGACTGAGGCGGCAATGGATTTCTATGACGCTATGAATCCTGAGCCAGCAGCAGCGCCCTCTCTTGGCAATGTGGGTATCTACTACGATATGGACCCAGATACGCGGTATCTAGACCCAATGGAAGCCGCCATGGTGCGCATGTCCAAACTCAATAGCCGTACTAACGTGCAAGCTCCAACTATGACTCCCAATAGACGCATGGGTGAGTTGGACTTCAAACCCGTCGCTGCTGCGCGGGGCGGGATTATGCATTTTGCTGAGGGTGGGTATAGCGCCCCTAGCTCAGGTACTTTTGCTCCCGGCACTGAGGCGGTGAAGGATTACGCTTTTAATGCACTTGCAAGGTCCAGTCAACCTTCATCGTTAAATCTTACTGCCCCAGGCCCTATAAATTTTAATCCAAATGCTCCGAGTACCCCGGTTGAAACTCCTATAACTAATGCCCAAAGTGCTGGTGGTGGAGGAGGCGGGGGTTATGCCAACAGCCCGGAAGGACGCGCCGAAAGAGAAGCTCGTTTTGACAATATGACCGACGCGGAAAGAGAGGCTCATCTTGCCTCCAATGAAGCTATAGGTGAGGGCCTTGGAATAATTGGGTCTTTGCTTACGCCGGGTGTATTAGCTTCGAAAGTGTATGACGCTTTCACTGGTCCTGAGGAAAGCACAGGTGGCCCTACAAGATATACAGCCCCACCTGTAATCTCAAACGAAAATGATGAACCGGGCGATAGATTTGCGCCTGCGTATTCCCCAACATTGAGCCCCTCTAGCCTTGACCCTGCGCAACGGGCGCAACTTGCCACTACTCATACAACTACAACCTTACCAACTCAAACATTTCCAACAACGCAGGCCCAAGCAGAGGCAGAGGCAGAAAATCGCAGTTTGTTAAGCCGGTATCCAGCCCCTGTTACCGAAGCGGCTCCAGTAGCTCCAGCCCCTGTTGGAATTACTTCTATCCCAGCCCCAGCCCCAGCCCCAGCCCCAGCCCCAGCCCCAGCCCCAGCCCCAGTGCCAATGATGACTGTTAAGGAGACATGGAATGGGGAAGATGCGCCGGACCCCGGACAAGGATGGACTCAGGAACGATTTGGAGCAAGAGATGGGACTAGATGGACTCGTCTGAAAGAAGTTCCGGCACAAACTACAGATGATGGCGAAGGAGGTTTCCGTACTTCTCCCGTAGGTGGGTGGGGTAGTTACGGTAACGCCGTGGGTAACGCTATGGGCCGAGATGCTACGGCTGGGAATGGATATGGCCCCGGCTATGGCGCTGTAGACCCCGGCTATCGTGGTGGTAGCGAAGCTGCTCAAGGTGGTCTTTCTACCCCCTACGGTTTCCAACGCATGGCCCGAGGTGGTATCACTTCTATCCATGCGCCGTACAACCTTGGTGGCTACGCTGCTGGGGGAAACCCTAGGCTACTTCGTGGGCCCGGTGATGGCATGAGTGACAACATCCCTGCTACCATCAACAATCGCCAACCAGCACGTTTAGCCGACGGAGAGTACGTCATCACTGCGGATGTGGTGTCACATCTGGGTAATGGCTCAACCGAAGCGGGCGCAAAACAACTTGATGCAATGATGAAACGAATACGCAAAGGCCGAACAGGCACTTCAAAGCAAGGTAAACAGATTGATCCTCGTAAGTATTTGCCTGCATGATTGAAGTCTCAATGGTTCCTAGGGAGTTTATAGACACCTGCTGGGACAAAGTTGAGGGGTATTTACAAAAAGCAGCCGAGCACACGCATGGGCGCTTTACAGTTGACGACATCTATAATTCCATTATTGGTTATGACCATGACCTGTGGGTGGCTTATGACGGTGTTGAAATAAAAGGCGCTGTAGTCACTAATTTTGCCGTGTACCCACGCAGCAAGTACTTGACGATGCAGTTTTGTGGTGGTGTAGAGCTAAAGAGTTGGAAAGACCCTATGCTGAGCCTTCTGAGACGTTACGCTAAAGACATGGGATGCGACGGCATTGAGTCCACAGCACGCCGAGGCTGGGCTAAAGTCTTTCAGAACGATGGCTACAAAGGTACTTGGGTTACTTTCCAACTGCCTCTTGAAGGAGTAGATCATGGGTAAAGGTGGTGGCGGAGCGCCTACGCAAACTAGCAGTACGGTACAGAATACAAACGTACCAGAGTACGCACGTCCGTATGTGGAGAACATGCTGGGGGCAACCCAACAGCAACTGTTCAAGATGGATGGGAGCAATGTAACTGGCTTCCAACCCTACAAAGCATATGGTGGTGAATATGATGCTGCTGGCAATTTAACTAGCTACGACCCCAGCAGAGCTATTGCAGGATTTAGCCCACTACAGCAACAGGCCCAACAAGGCATTGCAGGCATGCAAGTACCGGGTGAATTTGGCGCGGCGGCAGGCGCTACTCAACAGGCAACGCAACGGGCTTTAGGGGCTAACTACGCCCCAAGCAACTACGGCAGTCAATTCAATCCCCAAGGTATTGGATATGGCGCGCAAACAATGCAGGGTTACCAGATGGGGCCTGCGGAACGTGTTCGCACCCAGAGTTTTACTCGACCCGGTGCAGCAGATGCTTACATGTCTCCGTACATGCAGAGCGTGGTGGACATCCAAAAGCGCGAAGCACAACGCCAGTCAGGTATCCAAGGTACGCAACAACAAGCACAAGCGGCTCAGGCCGGAGCTTTTGGTGGGGGTCGGGATGCCATCATGCGTGCGGAACGCGAGCGCAACCTTAGCCAACAGATGGGTGACATCCAAGCGCAGGGTTCCCAAGCCGCGTATCAGCAAGCACAGCAGCAGTTCAATGCAGAACAGCAAGCACGGTTAGCGGCGCAGCAAGCTAATCAACAAGCAGGTCTTACTGTAGGCCAACAGAATCTAAGCGCTGCGCAACAGACTGGGCTGGCTAACCAAGCTGCACTGAATCAAGCAGGGCAGTTCAACGCTGGGCAGAACCTACAAGCAGCAAGCTTGGGTGCTCAGTACGGACAAGCAGCCAATCAGCTTAATGAGCAGTCGCGTCAGTATGGCGCAGGCTACGGGATGCAGGGTTTACAGACTGGTCTACAAGGCGCTAACCAACTAGCCAGTATTGGTAGCCAAGGACTGCAAGCGCAACAGGGCATCTACGGTCTGCAGAATCAGGTGGGCCAGCAACAGCAGTTGAACCAACAGCAGGTTATCAACCAAGCAATGCAAGACTACGCCAACGCACAGCAGTATCCGCTGATGCAGTTGGGCACGATGTCTAATATGCTTCGTGGCCTGCCCATGCAGGCTCAGACTACCCAGCAGTACCAAGCGCAGGCTAACCCCATCACGCAAGGCATTGGTGCTGTTGGCGCTCTAGGTTCTTTGGCGCAGATGAAAGCAGAGGGCGGTGCTGTTAAGAGCATGGCCTCGGGCGGCATTACGTCCATTCCCCGCTACGACGTTGGTGGTGAAGTTATGAGCCAGCTTGCAACCATGCCAGATGAGGCCTTAAAGAAAGAGGCCACAGAATCTCCTAGCCCTAAAGTTCGAGAAATGGCTGTAGCAATCCTTAAACAACGCCAAGCTGGTATGGATGCAAGGCCTCAGATGTCTGCTGCGCCTGAGGGCGTGGGCCCTATGGGTGTGGACTACAACGCTGGTTACGCTGGTGGCGGCATCATTGCGTTCGCCGACGGTAAGAAAGTGGGCACATTGCCTCCGCTTACTGAAGAACAAAAACGTGCTATGAGCCAAGGGGTTATGCAAGCCACAGCTGCTGGCAATACATCAGGAAAGTTAACTGGTAACCCCCAAACCGCCCCACCTGAGCTACTCAGCAGAAACGCTCCAGCCTATGTTGGCCCCGATTTAATTGCCCCTGCGCCCGCCCCGCCCCCTGCACCTGAAGTTGACCCGCTCGCTGGTATACAGCTTGCTGCTACAAACGCACAAGCTGAAGCTGATAAAACGCAAGAAACACGCTACGCAGCCACATTAGCTGGTAGAAAAGCTCAAGGCCTTGACAACTCAGAGGCACGCGATCAGTACTTGAAGTCGCAACAAGCTCAACGCGCTGATACTGAGAATACTTTTAAAAATCGTGAATACCTACGCCGTGCAGAGTTTTTTGCAACGTGGGGTTCTACGCCGGGTAACACTCTTGTTGCTGGTATGACTGCGCTGAGAAAAACCATTCCTGACATGGTTCAAGACAGCACGGATAAGCGTGCAGCAATGCAGCAAGCGGACAAGATTCTTTATGAACTGGGCGAAGCTACTCGGATGGAGAAGCTTGGTATGTGGGACGAAGCTGGTAAGCAAAAACAAAAAGCTGCTGAGACTGCTAGTAACTTACAAGAGAAACTTGCCACAGCTACGGCTGGTATTGCGGGCCAAAAGATTAGCGCTAAGGGTTCGACTGATGCTGCCACTATACGCGCAACATCGGATGAAAAAGTCCAAGGCATGCGGGATGTGGTGGATAAACTAAAGATAGATAGCGATGCCGAAACGCGCCGTCAAGCTGCGCGACTATCCGCGCAAGCTAGGCAAGACGACGCAACGGGTCGCACTGACACTAAAAACCAAGTTTTGTACCAAGGCGCTCAATCTCTTGCTGCGACTGTTGAAAGCCGCATTGACAACATAATGAAAACCCCTGCGTATGAGCAGTTGCGCCAAACAGCCAGCATGCCTGAATCGTCTACTAATAAATCCATCATAGATAGCGCCAAAAAAGCGCTTAAAGACTATGAAACTAGCTTTGCAAAGCAGCGCCAAATGGCAGACGATGCGCTTAAGATGGCTGAGTCGCGGGTTGGAATTACTCGTAGTGACGCTGCCCCTACTTCGGGAGCTACATCACAGGCTGAATTTGATAAGAAATGGCCTACACTTAAATCAGGACAAACACTAACGGGCCCTGACGGCAAAACCTACACCAAGAAATAATTAACCATGGTTTGGACTCCTCCTGCCGATGCTGTGTTGACACAGCCAAGCCCTGCAAAAACGTGGACTCCACCGGCTGATGCTGTACTAACACAGCCAAGCACTACAAAAGCGTGGACACCTCCCGCTGATTCTATTGAAACGTCGCTTAGCCCTGCTGCGCCTGAGAGGGAGTCATTCCCGCTTTTGCGTGAAATTGCTGACGTACCGTTGAAGGTAGGTGCTGGTGCAATCACTGGAATACGGATGGTTGCCGATGCCTTCGGTGCAGATAGCGATGTATCAAAAAATCTTAGGGGTGTAGAGGACTACATCGCGGCGCTGTACAGCGCGCAGTCCAAGCAGGACAGTCAAGAGATAGCACGCATCATGAAAGATGCAGAGGACAAGGGTGTCCTGTCGCAGGTGGTAGCCGCAGGTAAGGCTTTTAGCGTTGCTCCTGTAGACTTACTTTCTAACGCTCTTGGTACAGCCGCTCCCGCCATTGCTGCCGCAGTAGGCACTACTCTTACTGGTGGGGTTCCGCTCGTAGCTACCGCAGCAACGCTTGGTACTGGTGCAGTGATGGGTGCGGGCACGATCAAGGGCTCTATCTACGAAGCCACTAAGGAAGTGCTTAGTGAAAAAACTAAGATGTCACCCGAGCAGATTGAGAAGGCTGCTGTTGAAGCTCAGAACTATGGTGGCAAGAACCTAGACCAGATTTTGATAGGCGCGGGAATCGGGGCTTTTGCGGCATCAAGTGGTGCGGAGCTTGCTATAGCTCGTCAAGTGGCTAAAGGGATTGCTACTACCGCAGCCCAGAAAGAAGCAGTCAAACTAGCCACTAAAGATGCTGCTGCAAAGGCTGTTGAGCGTGGCGTAGTAAAGCAGGCTGGAATTACTGGTGGCACAGAATTCGTAGGCGAAGGCTTCCAAGGCGGACAAGAGCAACTAGCTAAGAACCTTGCATTGCAACGGCAGGGCTTTGATGTGCCCACGATGCGTGGCGTTGCCGGACAAGGCGCTTTGGAGGGTCTGGCTGGCCTTGGTATGGGTGCTGTTTCTGGCGGGCGTGAAGCCTACACTGCTAGGCGCGATGCTGCTGTACAGAACGTCATTGACCAGACTACAAAAGAACAGACGGACCTCAGAGACCGGTTTACAACTTCGAGCATGGACGTTAAGGAAGCTGACAGACTGCCCACTGAAGCCGAACTAGCCTCGCTCAACGCTGCTATTGCCGCCCCGCCCGGTTCGATCATTCCCCCGGCCCCTCCAAACCCGCTTGCAGAAAAACTCAAAGCCTATATAGACGCCATCCCCGAAGGCAAAGAAGCGGAGATGATCAAGCCGGAGGACACTCGGAAGCTAATAGCTCAGATGAAAGAGCTTGGCCTACCTGCGCCTAAAGCCGACAAGACTAAGGGCGAGAGCACTAGGGTGCTGGCTGTCCAAGCACTACGCCAGTATTTTGCCGCTGGTGGCGAACAACTCACAGACATCCCCGACATACAAGGAACTACCGATGGCACTCAAGCCGCTCAAACCCAGCAAACAACGGCGCAAGGACAACAAACAACCCCAGCCCCAGATGTAACGACCACTACCGTAACGCCTCCTCCTGCGCCCCCTGTAGATGTAACGCCCCCTACACCTCCGGCCCCTGTTGCTATCCCCATGAACAAGGCGTTTACCAACGTCTACACAAGCGCGCTTAACAAGCTTATTGCTAACCCCAACGACAAAAAAGCCCTAGACACGGTTAACTCGCTAGAGCGTAAGCACAACATGCCGTTGACCGGCGCAACCCCTAAAGGCGGGGTGCTCAGTGCAGTAGATTCTTCGGCAGCGGCTAGGGCCCGAGCAGCAGATGCAAAAGCTCGCCTTGAAAAACTAGCTAAAGAAAACGTGACCCTAGCTGGGGATGTGAAATTTCAACCTTCTGGGTTCCCCGGCCCTGCATACAACCCCAAACCCCCTGCACTTGGTACGCAATGGCAAACCGAGCCGGGCCCCTACGTGCGTCAACAAGCACCTGCAAAGCCTGCTGAGAAACCCAAGGCTGAGAAAGAAGAACCAAGCACAGCTTATAAGTACGACCCTGACATAAGCCCTGAGCTCAACCAAGAGTTAGCTTATCAAATTGCTGCTGAAGAAGAGAGCCTGCAAGATGAACAACGACGGCTTGATTTTGAAGAGGTAGATGCAAAAGAAGCTGGTACTAGATTCAAGACTTCTAAAGAAGACATAGCTGCGTTTGAAAAAGTCAGAGCAGATCACAACGCTAAAGCTAAACAGCACAACAACCAACGCCTAGCAGCAATCAAAGCGTTAAAAGCTGCTAGTGATAAAGCCAATGAAGCGTTAAATGCGGAAGCAGAGTACAAAAAATCTGCCGGTATTACCGAAGACGTTGAGCCTACAGAGTACGCTACTACTAGAGCGTTAAAAAAATTAAAAGGCAATAAGGCTAAGTTAACAGAACTAGCAAATGTAGTAAGCAAAGCTATTGCTGAAGAAGAAAAAGCTAACGAATTGGTTAGGTCGTTTAGCCCTGAGCCAATACTTCTTATCCCGTCTTGGTCGGACATGGGCCCGCTCAAAGACATCTACTTCAAAGAGATTAGGTACGGGGATTACGTTCGTAAACAAGCGCAGCCAACAAGGGCTGACCTTGAAGCAGAGCGCGGCGCGCCGCCGCCAAGAGATGTGGCTATGTTTGAGCACCGCAAAGCGGCTCAGGCAGTGGTGCAGGCTTTGACTGACCGGTCATACAAGTGGCTATCTGAGAGTGAAAAGCGTCTTGTCAATGTGTACAACGACTCCCGCCCCCATATGGGCAGGATATTTAGAAATCCGTTTCCCGCATGGCGTGATCTTTCTGATGCGGCTAAGGAAGCATTTAAGAGTGGCTTGGTTAACAAAGAAGGCAAAACCAACTTCTCGGGGCTGCAGATAGACCGGGCGTTTACCAACTTGGCTGAGAATTTAGCTAAAGAGCCCTCTGACAAAATTGCAGCAGAAGAAGCCCAAATTAGACAGGGTAATGAAGAGCGTTTTTCAAAAGAAGGCAAAAAGTTTGAGACCGCTCAAGAGCGGGTTCAGCGTGAGTCAGCAGAGCTAAAAGAACGCTTAAATAAAGGGTACGTACCCGAAGTTGATATATTTACGGGAGAGGTTACTAAGCCCCGGTTTGGAAGTGGCGCTAATGAAGTTAGGTCAGAAGGCCTTAACGACTACAAAAAACTGGAAGAGCTAATAGCTGATGGCAAGCTGCATGAGGCGTTGCTCCACATCAGCAACATGAAGTCCGTAAGCGCGTTCAACAAAATTATTGCCAACGCAGTGGCTTCTATGGTTAAGGAGATGAAGTCTCCTCCACTGCTTGTACTTACAAGAAAGCTATCTAACAACGACCTTGGGCAGTACGACCCTAGCCATGTATCTGGAGACAATGTACACATTGGCAAAATCTCCATTAGGTCTGCGTCACCTACTATTCTTTTGCACGAAGCTGTTCATGCAGTTACCGTGCAGGTGCTTTACAAGTACCTAAACAACCCTGAGTCGTTAACCTCCTCGCAACGGGCAGCGGCTGAACAAATATTCAAAATCATGGCGGTTACCCGTGACCATGTCGATGAAGAAAACGTACCATTTGGTGAAAAATATCCTAATGCATATGAGAGCGTATTTGAATTTCTTGCTTACTCAATAACTGACAGTGATTTTCAAAACGAACTGGTTGATATTAACTTACCAGCAGATAGCCGTCTTGGTTTTTTACTGTTCAATAAAATTGATGAACCCGAAACTGCAAATATAAGCAATATATCAAAAGCACCTATGTCTGCGTGGACGGCGCTCAAATTATCTGTTGCTGAGCTTATTGTCGTTGGGGTTCGGCTAGTTAAAACAAAAATTAACAAAACCAGACAAAAAGAATTAAAAAAAGAAGAGGAAGCTGGGTCAATTTCTGAAGAAGAAGCAGCGGTTAATAACTATAGGTATGTAAATAAAGAAGTATCGTTAGCTGACTTTTTGCGCTCAAAAAAGCGTGAAACCGAACAAGGTAAATACGTTCATCAAAATTTCTTGATGGAGCTAGCCGCTGCTTTTGAAGATGTCATGGCTCCACAGACTAAAGCTATTCTGTTTGAGGCAGGAGATTTGTCGGCTAAGTCTAAGCCTGCACCTACGCCACGCACAGCCGAAGAACTTCGTAGTGGTGGTATCAATAACCCCAAGCTAAGAGAAGCTATGAAGGAGCAAGGGCTTCCTGAGGGTGGGCAAGATACCGGAGTGTTTAAGTCACTGCTTACGCAAAATGGATGGCGCAACATGGCGCGGCTGGTACAAGACCGGACGTACGAGGCTAGGAGCTATTTCAGACGACAAGACTTGGGCGGTAAGGTCATTCGTGACATGACCAAGGCGTTCAACAACGTGACAGAACACCTCGACCTCTCTATGGGGGAGATGCGCAACTTCCTTGACCACCACCTGCGAGTGCCGCTTGAGGATTACAAAAAGGCGGTCAATGAGTACGTCAAGATAGCTGGCAAAGGATTTGATGAGGCACTTGTAGACCTGCAGTTGTTTGGCGAGATGCTGCACGAGCCTGAGCGCCGCTTGGCTAAATTTATTGTGTCTGTACCGCTCAGGACAATAAAAGACCTAATACATAACGGACAGCCTATTAGTGCCGCACAACGCCGCATTGACATCCTCGGAGACATGCGTACTGGTAAGCCGGGCATCATCCACAAGTTCAAACTGACAGAAGCCCAACGGACTGCGCTGTGGGCAGAACTAACGTACCTCTCTAAAAACTATGGTGACCCGTTTGGTGATAGCCCGCGCCTGTCAAAGGCCCAGATCGATGCTGCAATAAAACGGCATCAAGAACAACTTAAAGCAAACCCCAGCTTAGCAACGTCTACAAAGAAAGACCCAAGGCTTGACATCGACAATAGCTTGTACAACGCATTGGGTATAACGAACGATGAGGTTCAACTGCGCAAGACTCAGTTCAATGACAATGCCATAGTGTCTCCTGAGCGTAGGGCGGCGGCTATGAAAGTGTTTGAGACCATGCAGAGGATTAACAAGGCTACTGCTGACTTGAACAAAATTGGTAACTACTGGTCTACCCCCGTTGACAACCTTGTGGGGATGTACAACTACCAACACTACATGCCGTTCAAGGGCAAGGCAAAACACTCTGAGGTTGACCACTCACTTGACCCTAACCGGATGGGCAACGGGGTAGACATGCAGGAGATCGAGTACGAAGCCACAGGCCGTTTTAGTATTGCCGACAACCCTGTGCTGCAAGTATTGAACGATGCGTTCCGCAGCGCACGGCGTGCTGGTGTGCGTAACTACACACAGTCAATCAAGAACGCTCTCTCCGCAGACCCCAAGTACAACCCTAACGGTACAGGAATCTTGCGCGGCGTTGTTCACAAGAACATCAAGTTTGAAGACCGTGGTGTGGCTAACCTGCAAGAGTTCAAAGGCGGTCAGTACATATTCCACTACAACGAAGACGGTTCTATTGACATCTTGAAAGTGACCGACCCCAAGCAGTTGCAAGCATTGCGCTACTCCTTCAAGGACAGCAACATCATGCTGCAAATGGCTAACAACGTCACTTCGTGGATTGGCTCGACGCACACTCGGTACAACCTCAACTTCGCACCGAAGAACTTCGTGGTCGATGCGCTGACCAACGCTTGGAATATTGGTGGGGGCAAGCTTGGCCCGTTGAAGTCCGCTACGTATCTCAAGGATGTTGCATACCAAGTGAGCAAGAACGGCCTTGGCAAGGCTCTTGAGGTAGCGATATTCCACGAGAAGGGTGACCCCGCAAGCCAGAAGCGATTGGCTGATATGGCGGATAAAGACCCGTTTGTGAAGGCCATGCTGGAGATGATTCAGTTTGGTGGCAAGACTACCTACGTGGAAAACTTCTCGCTCAAAGGCAACCTCGAAAAACTAAAGAGCTTTAAGCGCAACCGCATCTTGCGGACCAAAGACCAGATTGAGACGATGCTCGATAGCTGGAACGGCATGTTTGAATTCACCAGCCGTACGGCTGCTTACATGCTTTACAAGGAGCGGTTCTACGCAGAGAACAAACTCACCATGTCAGACGTTAAGGCTCCGGGAGAAGCAATGTCTCCAGCAGAACGGGCGGCAAGCGTGCAGGCAGCGGCGGAGACTAAGAACCTAGCCAACTTTGAGAAGGCGGGCGAGAAGGCGCAACAGCTTGGTGCGTTGTATATGTTCATCAGGCCATCGGCTACCGGCGCGGTGCGGGCTATTGAGACCGTGGCCCCTGCTCTTACATCGGAAAAACAAGCTAGGGATAACATGCCCGCCAACATAGCTGGTGACAAGGCGGCAGCAGAGAAGTACATGGCTGAGTTCAAGGAGCTTCGCACCAATGCGCAGCTAATGACCGGCACGCTTCTTGGTATTGGCTACACCCTGTGGTGGATGTCTTCACTGATGGCTCCCGATGATGAGTGGGACCGCAACTCCACTCAGTACGACAACATGCAGCAGTGGACTAAGTACGCTCGGTTCCACATCCCCAACGGTGTGTCTGAAGCTATGGGCATGGGCAAGGACGTTGTGTTCCAGATGCCTTGGGGCTTCGGGCTTGGTGCGTTCCTATCCATGGGGGCACAGATGGCGGGCATGATGCACGGGAACACCTCTCTCAAGGATGGCATGGGTAACATCGCGCTTGGTGCGCTGGCTGACTCGTTCTTGCCGTTGCCTGTGTCTCGCATCCCTATCACGGAGAAGCCCCTGCATTGGCTGGGCGATTCTCTGCTGCCTTCCGTCATGCGGCCCTACTTCGAGTACCTGTTCAATGTGAACGGTATTGGGCAGACTATCAACAGCGCATCGCAGCGGAAGTTCGGCGACGCCTTCACTGGTGGAGATAGGATTCCCGAGGCGTGGAAAGACTTGTCAGCATGGGCGTACAACAGCACTGGTGGGGTACTGAACCTCAGCCCTAACACGATGTACTTCTTTGCCAACAGCTACGTAGATGGCTATGCGCGCTTAGGTGAGCTTGCGTATAGCTGGGTAGACATCGGCGCAGGCGATAAAAACTTCAACCCCAAGACAGACCTGCCATTACTTGGCTCGTTCTTCGGTGCTAAGTCCAACGTGGATGCGCGTGACTTCACAGCAGTTGAGGACAAGATAAAGAACCTAGATGAGCGGTCTAAAACGCTAAAGAAAACCTCAACTGAGGCCTACTACAAGTTCATCTCAGACAACCCAACAGCGGAGCTTGCCGTGGGGGTTTACTACGCCCAGCTAGGTAGCTTGAACCGCATTAGGAAAGAGGCCAATGACATCCGTGTCATGCCAATCTCCCTAAAGGACAGGCAAGATATGCTTCGGTTAAACATCCTGCGGCAGAACATGGTGAAGCGGCAGATGATTGAGGCATTCAAGGCCTATGGGGTTGAACCCTAGCGGACACGCCAAGCGCGGACTCCCAAGTGCCCATCCTTGTGGGTCACAAAAGACTTGACCAGCATCCCAGCGCGCTTGGCCCCGCAGTCTAGGGCGTAGATCATCTCCGCAAATCGAAGGGTAGGGATAAAGAAGCTATCCCCGATCTCCATGCCGCTAAACGGGAACAGCCACTCAGGTTCCAGAATCATCAAAGATGTCCAGTTCGGTTTTGAACCAGTACAGGTACGCTGGGTCTACTTGGATAGCTGACTTCCAGCCAGTGGTTAACCGGCCCTTCTTGTCGTCTATCAGGATTTTCTTGCCCTTCATCTCAAACTCAAACTCGCGTGGGCTGATCTGCTTCTCAGCAAGGAACCTCTTGAACTCTGACTTTGATACTTGCAGCAGATGCTCGTCGCTGCAAATCCTAGCCACGATCTGTCCACGGGGTTCCATCGTCACGTTGTTGTTCTTGATGACCAGTATGTTGCCCATGTTCCGGTTGATGAAGTCGCCCAGCAATGAAGAGTAGTCAGTACGGTTCACCTTGACCACGTTGTCCCTGATGTCGATCATGGCGCGGACAGTCTCGTGATAGATGCGGTCAAGGTTGTAGGCGGTTATGTTGTGCTCGTTGGCAATTGATGCCCCGCCAAAGTTAGCGCCCACCAAGTTTTGATAGAACCGGTACTGGGTGTGGATTCCAAAGTCGCTCTTAAACTTCTCATTCCATTTGGCTATGTGGTCTAGCACGTAGTTGTCACCTAGGCGTATCACTTCCTTGATGAACATCGGCCCTGCATGACCGTAGTTGAAGTTGAAGGCATCAAAGATATATTCCCCTAATTGACCTTCACGTTCCAATAGCGAAGGTTTATGGATATGCAACTCAATCAGTCGTGCTGCCTCTCCATCGGGGTTAGCCTTGACGCTCTCCAACTTGCCGTAGATGGTGTGGTTGGTGGTGAACGTGGCAATCATGGATGCGGACATCTCGTATTCCCGCTCAGCGTTGACCGACCCCTGCATACGAATCTTGGCCTTGCCATGCGACACAGCGTGGATGAGCCGCCCCAAGTCTTCGGCCTTCTTATCGCCGATCTCATCAAGCCCAAACATCAAGCTGTGTAGTCCAAGGTATCGGCCTGTTAAGCCGTTCTCAGTAGCTGCCACAACGCTCAAGTTCTTCGGATTTCCAAACACGCTGAGACCCGCATACATAGCGCCGGTCTTGGCATTGCCTGACTTCCCAAAAAGACTCATAGCCACGCCCGAAGTGGACGTATAGCACATCAATGGAGAGCCAAACCCGCTCATCGACGCAAAGGCATGCAACTCAAACTCAGGGTTGTTCAAGTAGTCCATCGACTCACGCCAACGTGCATACGTGCCATGTGGCACTAGGTGTTTTGCAAGGTTCTTAACGAACGGGGAGGACGGTGCGTCAATGGTCTCTCCGGTGATTGTGATTTCCTTCTTGCCTATAACGAAGCTGCGCTTAGGCCACCTAGCTTCGTCTACTCGTTCTTCTGTCCAACCCATCTGCATACGCATTTGGTCTGCCTTGTTCACTGTCTGCATATATTGAGCCCATTTCACTACGTAGTTCATTAGGTGTTCTGTGTTGTTGCTTGAAGCGAATACCCCGTTTGCTGCCATGAGCGCCTTGAATGCTTCCTTCGCGTACACCTGCTTCATCGGTACAAGAAATTCCCGTACATCGTCTTTGGGTAAAACCAACTTCATCAGCAAGCATTCGCCATCGTGTGGGCTGAACATCCGCTGAATAGGGTACAGGTCATGGGGGAGGATGAGGATAGGGTCGTCTTGGTGCTTGATGCCTTTTTTATCTATCTTGGGTGCAGGGACGAAGTAGATGCCGCCGTTGACGCCCTGCACAAAGGGCATTAAGAATTCTGGAAATTCTGAAACCGTTTTGGTATTCGGTTCTTCCCGAACTGATTCCTCTTTATCAGCTTTTGCTGCGACCTTGAGTTCCCGTCCAAGGACGATGGGGCTAACAATCTTTCCCCGGTGTTGGCAGCTATCGCATCGCTCGGGGTAGTTTTCAATGAACCATGAGCAGGTGCGCGGAGCAGGAAAGCGACTTGCCTTGTCTTCTGTTTTATCATAGCTGTAGTCAGGGTGTTCGTTAGATATGTCATGGATTGCTGTGGCTGCGTCATCACAAAACTTGGCTATGGATAGCCCTGCAAACCACATCGGCTCCTCAAGCGTTGCGGCGTTCTCCAGCATGTACTTGACTTGGTTGCAGCCGCCTTCGTCATCAATGCTCTTCTGCGCTAACGCTGCGAACGTCTTGCCAAAGTTGTCCAGCTTGAGCATGGCCTTGGTGTCATCGTCCAGCCCCTTGGGAATCTCGGCAAGGATGTCTGCTACAGCTATGGGCAACGCCTCTTCAGCCTGCGCCCCTTCTGCTGCTGGGCCACCTAGGAACTCGCGGAACTCTTGCCAGCCATAGACATGAATCTCGTCGCTGATAACGGACGTAGGGCGCGGCGGGTCTGTCTTGAAGTTGCACGTGTCAGGTGAACGCATGATGCGTGAAGCATCGGCAGTCACCACGGGGTCGATAGTGATGTGGGACATGCACAACGCCTTGAACTTCTCAGCGTATGTCTTCCACTCTTCAGCGGGTATGTCTTCATCCATCAGCCAGTAAGCGTGTATGCCACCGCCTGAGTCAATCACCACTGGGTCGGGTAGACCAGCAGCGCCTTGTAGCTTGAAGAGCGCAGTGTGCGCGTCAGCCTTGTCCTTGTAGTCCTTCTTTTCACCAACGTCTAGGTCAATGAAGAATGACCGCACATACATGCAGTCAACCGCCTTACGGCTGTAGCCCTCAAAGGAGCCTAGTGCTACGAATACGTTCTGTGTCTTTTTTAGTCTCTCAATCGTGCTCAATACATCATCGAGTGTTTCTGCAAATCTGTTGCTGACCTTGCCGGTTTTGTCTATGCCACTGATACAGTAAACACCCTGCGTGGGTAATGCTTTCTCGTAGAATTGTTTTAACATGTCTCGCAGAGTTAAGAAGAGCGGAACTATGCCCGCTCTGTTGATGAGGTGTGGTGGTAATGGATTGCACCATCTTCAAAACTGTTCCTTAAGCCCCTAATGGGGTATTTACAGACTCACCACAAAAAATTATCTTACGTTGGGGTATATCCTTCCTACCATTGCTTCAAGATATTCCAGCGCCACCTTGTTGGACTTAGCGGGTAGCAAGCCTTTGGCAGTGTCACTCTCAACAAGGTCTGTAAAGGTCTCGACCTTCAGTAGATTACGGTGTCGGATAGGTTTGCCACGGAACCAGCTAAACGCAGTCATCCTCGTCACACCAAGTGCCCACGCCACGTACTTAGCGGGTAGGTTAGCTTTGACGCATGCTAGCGCCAGCGCAGTGCCAGCCCTGTGGGGGTTGGCCTTGTGCAACTCAATTAAAAACGCTTCACTGTATGACCGTGACATTCCTATTCCTTACTTCTTAGACCATTTTTTAACTACATCCGAAATGTCCTTCTCAGCGGCGGCGGGCTTTGTGGACTCGCGTTTGACTGGCTCTTCAACTTCGGGTTCGGGGGTGGCTGCGATGTCGTTACGATGGCTCGGCACTTCATCGGCTACATCTGCTTGGAAGACGTTCATCTTGATAGCAGACTCGGCAGCGGGGCTCTTCGCTTGTTGGGCGATGATGGGCAGGTCTTCATCAGGCACTTTGCCAGCGGGGGTGAACACAACCTTCGGCGCAGTGGCCTTGGTATCAAACGCCATCCGAGTGATGACCCGTCCTGCGCTGACGTTGTGTGACGCCAAGTGCTGGATGTAAGACCGGAAGGGGAATCGTCCGTTATCTTCTTTGCCGAAGGCCGACGTAGCGGGCAGCACCAGCTGCATCACATCGCCAGCAGGGTCGTTAGGCAATACCACCGCAGTGCGCCAAGACAGGCGGCAAGCTGTGCCAGTACCGTTCTGACCGGAGCCTTTAACCGCTTTGGGGCAGTCAAGGCAAGCAGAGGCCAAGGGGTTCTTCACATCCGCATCGGGCTTCTCAGAGTCGGTAGACCAGCAAGCAGGGCTCACCTTCTGACCTTCTTGGAAAACGCCCTCGTAGAACATACGCGAGGCCTTGTGTGCCATCTTCACAAAGATGACGTTCATGTGGCGATCTTCGATAGCGCCAATCTCTTTCCCGCCAGCGTACTTACGGAACACACCACCTTTGATGGAGATGCGTTTGCTCTGCCGCATACCGCCCGCTACTGCAAGGGTATCTTCGTCGAGGCCTTCGATGGGGGTCATTACTGCGCCGCCAAACAGGGTTGCGAGGTCATTACTCATTTCAATTTTCCTTGTTACTAAATTTACTAGTTGGAGGGTTTGCGCACGACAATCGTGAACTCCCTCATTACATTCACTCCGGGAGGTAGCCCATCGGCTTGGTTCTCCTTGAGGAACTCCTTGAAGTTGCCCTGATGAATACGTGCTTCAAACAGGTCAACCGCGCCATTCGACAGAATGAATTTACGGAAGCTGTCTCCGTCATTTACGGTGTACCGCTCGTTCAACTTCCGAATCACTGTGCCGTAACTCGTCCGTATGCTCTTCGCGTTGCTCTCGTTGCATGTGGACATGAAGGTCTGCTCAAGGAGGCTCAACTCATCGTCAAGCTCCCTCATTTGGCCCTTCATTTCCGCTTCCATTCTGTCACGCTCATTACGTATTGTCAAGTATACCTTGACCAATTCATCCAACTTTGTAGTTGCGATTTCATCTATTTCTTCAATCACAGTCCTATCTCCTGTCTGTATAAATCGACTAGTGCCTCATGGGAATTAACCTTGCCTTGCAGCATCTGATAGACCTTGCGCTCAGCCTCTGAGCCTTGCAGGTGAACCACAGTCATGCTGTTCACTTGTCCTACTCGGTCTATCCGCGCAACGCATTGCAGGTAGGTCTCTACGCTCATAACGGGAGACCAAAAGACAACGGTGTCTGCGGCGGTAAGGGTAACGCCGTGTGAGGCGGCTTGTGGTTGGATAACCAAGACCCGTGGGTCTGTCGCGGTCTGAAATCGATTGATGATGTCAGCGCGTGCTCTTGCGGGTACGTCTCCGTTAATTATTTCATTGGTAACTCCTTCTTTAACTAGGTGGCGGGAAACAAGATCGATCGTGTGCCGAAACGGGACAAAAATAATTACCTTTTGCTCAGTTTCTTCTAGCACTTCCATCAAGGCGTTGAGGCGTGGGGCTATATCGAACTCCACCACCTCGTGGGTATCGGTGTAGATTGCTCCACCCGAAATCTGTAGCAGCTTGCTCAACTGAGCCGCTGCATTGACTGCGCTGATCTGCTCACCAGCAGCCTCAATCAGCATCTGACTTTTTAGCTGTTGGTAGTACCGCAAGACCATCGGGGACAGCGGCACTTCGCGTGTCTGATACACCAGCGGTGGCAAGTCCAAGCACTGTGCTTTCTCAAACCGGATAGCGGGCTGCAAGCAGTCGAACACTAGCTGCTTGGCGTAGGACTTGGGTATCCACTTGAAGCGTGTGATCTGCTGCATCACCTTGTCGCGCCACGCAGTGAAGTACTTGGGTACGCCGTTGGGATTGACTAGCTTAGCAAGGCCGAACGCATCCAGCGGTGACTGTGAGGCAGGTGTGCCCGTCATCATCCATAGTCGTGTCGAGGGGGTGATTAGCTTCGCCAAGGTGCGCCAGCGCTTAGTGGTCACAGTCTTGTATGCGTTGGCCTCATCAATCACAATCAGGTCAAACCCTGCCTTGGCTATCTCAGGGGAGACTGTGTTTACCCCGTCGTAGTTGATGATGACGAACTCGTAGCTACCCTTGACTATCTTGGCCCGTTTTGCTGCATCGCCATAAGCCACACCCACAGTGCGGTGCATCGCTGTTTTAAATATATCTGCTTGCCATGCGGAGTACATGATGGACAGTGGACAGATGATGAGAACACGCTTTATTTGCCCTATCTGCATGAGGTAGTCAACGGCCCAAATGACTGAGGATGTCTTGCCCGTGCCAGCTTCATTGAAGCAGAAGCACCTGTCGCGTAGCGCAAGGAATGATGCAGTAGTTTCTTGATGCTTGAACGGCGTATACAAGCCAGGCCATGTGTACTCTTTGCTCATCGGGTTGGGTGCATCCCCGTAGACTTTGACCAAGCGTTGCATCTCGGTCAGACCCCAGTAGACTAGGACTTCTGCATCTGTCCCATCGTCCTTCAGCACCTCGCACTTGTCTATGAATCCTACGATGTATTTCAAATCGGAGGAGGGCACTTTCAGATGCACTGCCGTGTCTTCAACTACAACCATACTGTTCCTTACTAAATTAGATATGGCCCCTTACGGGGGCTAGTCGGTCAGATCGATGCCGAAAGGAGCAAACACCTCTGACTGATACGGTTATGGGGGAAAGCCAAAATCATAAAAACCCCCGAGCGCCCACTCGTACCTTACGGCGGTTCTTACTTCATTGACCCATCAGACTTGCGGGCAAACGAACGATTCTTACTTGGACTCTCAAGCCGCACACCATCCTTGTTGGAGCCACCTTTAGACAATGCTTTGACATGGGCTACATCTTTGCCAGCGCGATCAACGCCCTTGGCATCAAGCTTTCTTCGCGCACGTTGGCGCTCCATGCGGTTGGGCAGTTCACCACGCTCTTGCTGCTGCTCGTACTCTTTCTTGTACGGCCTTGGTTTTTTAACGTATGGCATCGCTGCTCTCCTGCATATGAATGGTCGCCACACTCGCGGCGCGGGTCTCGATGATGGCTAGTTTAAGCTGGTCTAGGGCTAATTCATAGTCCCTATCCAGCAGGTAGTCATGCGCCTTCTTCAGCGCCCGCTCAGCCATCATCATGGGGTGTGCATAGTCAATCAAAGTATTCATCGTTTTTCCTTGTAGTAGTCACAGGTTCTAACAGGACACCATCCACAGAGAGGCGTCGGGTTGGGGTTCCATACATCCGATGCGTATGAAGTATCCAGTTTAGCTAGTTGCTGGTGGAAGTAAGTCCAGAGCGTATCAATATCTTCTCGCTTGTAAGACTCATCCATGAAGCTATCGTAAGCAAGGAAGAGCAGCCCCGCCTTGATGGTCTGCACCTGAGGGAAGTGGGCAAAGGTCATCAACGCCATCAGCTTCAACTGCAAGGGTTCAGCGTACTTATTGCTGCCGGTCTTGTAGTCAATGATGTGCGCTGTATCTCCGTTAAGAATCAGCAAGTCCACGATGCCCCGCACCCAGTAGCCCTTGCCGTACTCACAAGCGTTACCATCTCTATCCATTGCCATCCTGTACTCAGGTAGCTTCTCACCCTCGGTCTCTATCAACACATCCAAGACAGGCTTGAAGCTAAGGTAGTTCTTAGCCAGCGGTGTGCCATCCTTCACATAGTTTTCTGCTGCCTTGTGCGCCTCGTTACCATACGTCATCGCTGCTGTAGGGGCTTTGAAGTAATACTTAAGCACCCTGATTTCCTGATACTGCTTGGGGCAGTTCATGTAGTCCTTCAAGGAGGAGAACGACCATGTGTAGGTAGGGGCAGTCATACAGGTTCCTTTGGCTTTCGGCCTTTTCTAAATTGAGCAACTTGCTCCAGTGTGCTGAACTTGTGCCCGTTGGCGCACTCGTATCTGCGGTAGGTTTGATTCTCGGGCTTATCGCGGGTCTCTAGCACCCGTGTCCATGTCCCACACTTGAGGTTGGGGCACTTCATCCGTTCTTCTCCTAGTAAGTGCTCGACATACGTGAACGCACGTAGCCATCGTTGGGAGTAACTACCCCGTCCCTCGGCTCGTCGTAAAACCTCCGTACACCCATCACGCTACTCTTGATAAACTTTTCCGGTGCTGCCCTGCGGATAGCCGCAATGACTTCATCTAGTTCCTTGTTGTCCACGTTGAAGTCTTCTCGCTTAGGGCGTGATGCCCATATCAGCATTTGCTGGTGTTCGATGCTAAGCATTATTTTTCTCCTTCAGTAACTGCTCAATGTATTTCCCGTACTTACGGAATCGTCGCTTGTCTTTCTCATCTATGTAAATAAACATATCTCTTTCCTCATCCGTCAACCCTACCCACGGGCGTTTGCGTTCTTTTAGGCTTGCGTCTAACCATTGGCCCAATCGGTCAATGTGCAGCATCCCTGTTGGCTCCTGCACTGGCTGGGGTGGGGTGGTTCGTTTAGACATCATGTGCGTCAGCAGCGGGCTATGCTTTCCGTTTGATTGCACAATGTGCAAAGGCTCTTGCGCTGGCTGTGCCAAGGCTGCTTTTGCTTCAATGATTGCTCGTGCAATCATTGCGTCTACTTCGTCTGCTGTATAAGTGCGCTCCCAGCTAGTCAAAATTTTTCTCCTTCATACGTTTAATTCTTTCTAGCCGTTTGCGGTACGCTGCATCGTATACAACTAGCTCCATAGACTGCACTACCCTATCCCAATAGCGGACTTGGACTTCCATATGCGCCATACCGTCCCTAACTCCGTTGTCCGCATCCTGTCTTGCCTTCGCTTCAATTACGCGCATACGCGCATCGCCAACCATCTCCTTGGCGGTGTCAACGTCAAAGCTTCTTGGGGTCATGTGTTCTTCTCCTTGATGAGAGCCTGTAGTGCCCTGCCAAATTGAATCTGACCCCAAGGCATTGCCGCACCACGGTGTAGCTTCGCAACGTCATGGTAGACCTGCTCAATCTGCGAGTCGCTCAGGTCTACCCACGGGCGCTTGTAGTCTTGGATGTCATCGTCTTCTTCAACCTTCAACTTGTCCGCAGCCATCTGCCGCTTGGCTTGGAAACCGCGCTGCGGCAACTCAAGTTTTTCAAACAATGCGTCTTCATTTTTCATATAAAACTCCATACAACTAGGACAGCACCAACCACAGCAAACAGCACAGTGAATATGGTGACTGCAACAAAAACAAAACTGAAAATCATGTCCTCGTTTTCGTCGTCGTTCATGGCTTGCCCCTTGCTCTTATTGCGTCAACAATCCTTTGTTTAACGTACTCAACACCTTGATGTTCTGTACCAAAGCCTTCGTGTTGCTGCAAGACGTTTTGTATGCACTCTTCACGCTCATCGGCTCGGATAAGGGCAGCATATTTTTTACGGTCAAAGTCAGAGGGGTTGACATAGCATTGCTCGGCCAACGCATCGTCCATCTTTATGTCTCGTTTGTTCATGGCTTCCCATCCTCCTCAATCAGGGCAGCAATGCGTCTGCGGTCACGTTGTAGGATTTCAAGCGTCCGTGTCTGCACGGGCATAGCCGTACCAGCCAGCACCAACTCAATGCACCGCGCCCGTACCTGTGCGGCTACAAACTCTAGCTTCTCATCTTCGCCCAAACTGTCCCATTGGTTTTGATGGTCTGCTTGGCTGTTCCATAGGTCTTTGAAGTTCATTTCGCCTCCCTCGCAGCAAGCATTGCGTCTGCTAGTTCGTAAGCATTTGTTGAAAGCAAAGCAAAGTCCCAAATATCTTCTTTAAGTATCTGCATAGCAAGGCCAGCGTAGTGGTCACGCATGGTCATGTCACGGGCAAAGCCGCCTGTCTTCGCCATCCATGTGTCATCGCCTTTTGGCTGTGACATCAAGTGTGTTTGGTCTTTCATGCTTGCTCTCCTTGCAGTTCAGTTACTCGGCGCTTCAGCCGTTCGATTCGTTGGGTGTTGTACTCAACCATGCTGTATGCGTAGTCCAATGCAGACTCAGCTTCAAGCTTGCTTCGCTGTGCTTCCACTAACTCTTTCACCACCATCTCTAAGGGGGTCGGCTTAGCCAGCAGTCTCTTCGTCATCTCAATCATAAGCTTCCTTTCGTTTGACATATTAACACTCACCGTAGCTGTTTGCGTACTTCGCTTCACAAGACACGGGTAAACCCCTAGCCCAATCGGGGGGCACAGACATGCACTCGACGATGTATGCCATCGCGCTATCTAGTTCCTCCTCAGGAACCACGCACACCGCCGCGTCATGGACTGTCAGCGCCACGCGATAGCGTTGATTTATCTTGAGCATCTGCTCCCCCACGACGATGCGCGCCAAGGCTTGCACCACGTTCTCAACCAGTGCGCCGCCCCATATGGAGACCTTGCCCTTGCGTGAGGTGTAGGCGTAGCCTGACTTCGGCCCTGTGGTGTCCAGCTTCAAGTCGGGGTAGCGGATGTACAGGCCGTTAGGCAGTTGGATGCCCTCCTTGACAACCTTGAGGCACTTGTGTTCGCCGTATGTGTAGGGCTCTGTGTCGCCCCAGTTGGCTAAGTCTTTCAACACCGCATCGCCATCTTTCCATAGTTGTATAACTTTGTCGTTGGTGGTGCGGTAGGTATCAACATAGCTTTTTGCTTCGTCTTCGGTAACCACTGCTCCCGGTGGTGTTGTCTTCAGCGTGTGCTGTAACTTTAATTTCCCAGTGCCGTAGCCAAGACCGAGGATGCAAGTCTTACCCACGAAACGCTCAACAGGGTTGGCTTTGGAGATGGGACGGTCATATATCTTGGATGCAAACACAGAGTACACATCCTCACCATCGGCAAACTGCTTCACCACATCGTTCTGCCCAGCCAGCCACACAAGCACCCTTGCCTCAATCTGAGAAGAGTCACAGTTGATGACCACATGACCATCGGGCGGAATGACTGCGTTCTTCAACGCCTTCTTCTTTTTATCTCTTGACGGAAGGTTTTGGAAGTTCACCTTGTCGGAGCCAGCCCACCGGCCTGTGTGAGCACCATAATATTTGAGGGGAATCGGTAGACGCCCTTTGTTGCGCTTGCCAACGTCTATGAATCTCTCAATGCGTGACTCTTCGATGGTGGACTTTGTGCCAAGGCGCACAGCGCATAGCTGTTGAACAGTCGGGTCTTCATGCTCAAGCAGCTTTAGAAACTCCTCGTCGTTCTTCGCCAACGCATAGGTCTCCTTGCCTGTGGTCTTACTAATCTTCATGGGTGCAGGGATGCCCCCCGCTTCCAGTAGCACTGCAAACTGCTTGTTGCTTGCCAGCTTCTTGCGAACGCTCTCAGCATCGTTGCAACCCAACGCGCCCATCAAGCCTTCCAACAACGCCAGCTTCTCCTCTTTCAGTTCGATAGCGCGGTCTTGCAGCAACGCATCGTCAACCATGAACACCGGATGCGTAAACATCCTCAGCGTCATATCGATAAGGCCCAACTCATCGTCAGGGAACGCGCTCGACAAACCTAGCCATAACTTGTAAGTTAACTCCACGTCATTGATACAGTAGTCGCCGTATGTAGCGAGTTCTTCTTTGGTGAAGTCCTCTCTGCGTTTGCCCTCGGCTTTGAGCACCTCATCGCCTTTTTTGCCAATGCCATAGCGCGCACTAAGTGATGCCAGTGACCCACCTACGTCCACGCCGTGAAGTGCCCGCGCCATGCAAAGTGTGTCGAGCATGAACATAGGGGTAACACCAAAGTGCCAGCTAAGAATGCATCCATCGAACAAGGTGTTGTGGCACAGCAGGGCATTAGTGTCCCACGGGAGCGTGGACAGATAGTTATGAATCTCATCCTTAGTCCCTGAGAACCAAGTAGATGGTGCATCGTCTATCTTCACGCCCACGCCTATTACCTCAAAGCGTCTGTCGCGCACATACTCCTCGGTGGTTTGAGTCTTGAACCCCAACCCCTTGGTGTAGTAGGTTTCAAAATCAAGCGTGATGATGCTCATAATCCAAAGAGGCGAGTGTTACCAAGCGAACCTGCGCTGTTCAGCATGCCCCGCTGTTCGGAATAAAGCCGTTGTTGAAGCGCGGCGTTGTAAGCCTCTTGTTGCATTGCAGCGTTGGCTTGTTTCGCGGCAAGCTGTGGGGTGTTTACTAGCTGTCCATACATGGCTTTGGGGTCTGTCGCACCAAAGGCTTGTCTTACTTGCGCAGTGCTGTATGTCGCTATCCGTGACTTACCATCATCTTCCTCGCCCGCGAGTCGCTTGAGTACCGCCTCGTTGAATAGGTCACGCATCATCTCGTTACGGGCGGCTTTGTACGCTTCCCATTCATCTAAGGTGAAGTTGTCTCTGAAATCTTCTATCAGCGTATCCCACTTGCATTGCTTAACAAATTCCTCGGGGTGGTCTTTCATTCGCGCTATCAGTATCTCTAGTCCTGTGAGCATTTCTTAATCCTTAAATAGTAAATTCAATAGATACAAAAAAAGGCATGGCGAACCATGCCTCGTAAGGGTTTAGGAAAGGGACTTCAGCTTGTTGGCGTACCACACCATCTTGCCAAGGTCTTCATCTGCATCGCCCTTGAGTCCTGCTCGGCTAGAGTACTTCAAGATGTTGCCGCGCAGATAGCCACGGAACTCCTCAGGTGTCAGCTTCGCTTGGATAAAGTCGATGGTCTCTATGCCCCCTGCGGTGTAGTGCGGAGGGTGATTCACCATGTCTGCCTTAGGCTCTTCTTTCCTGACCCAACGGGCTTGCCCACCACCCATATTGATTAGTTCCAAGCCACCGACTACATCACCAAACTTAGGCTCTTCCATCGTGATGGGTAATGGTCGATCTGCCATTGCTCTCTTCAACTCTACTGCGCGGCTAAGTTGTGACCCACGCTTGGATGGGGGCTTAGCTATACCGGTCATCTTGCGCGCCGCTGCGATAAGCAAATAAACATACTTGTTTGAGCATTTGAATTGCGCAGCAAGTGTCTTCACATCAGGCTTTTCCCCGTTGTGCAGCATTTGTCCAACCACGCGCACCTTGTCGTGCATCGCGCCCCACTTACCCTTCTTCAACTTCGGTTTAGTTACTGTCATGTGCCTTCTCCTTCTTTAGATGGCGTTTAACGGATACGATGCCAGCGGATTCTGACCTCGCTATCAGCATAGAGTCTGCTAGTTGATACGCGCGGCTAGGTATGTCTTGGTCGTAAACCCCTTTCATCAAAAGACCCACCATTGCAAGCCCCGCATGGACTTCTCGCAGTTGCTCTAAATCTTGTTCATTCATTCGGTATCCTCTACAAAAAACTCAACTAACAATTCGCGCAAGTCACCGACATTGTTCTCATCAACCACGAACGCAGTGCCGCCGTTCTTACGGATGTCGTATAGGTTTTTCTCTTGCAATGCTGTGGTCTTGCCGCCATTCGCTTTACACTCAATACCGATGAACTGCCCGCGATAGCAAACAAGAAAGTCAGGCACACCACTACTGCCATATCCACCTGTAGCGGGCATGGCGTAGTACGCACCCAACTCCTTGAGTACCTTCTTAACTTTGTCCTTGACCCTGCGCTCAGGGGTCAGCATGGTGTCACCACATAGGTATGGTCGTAGTGGGTCGGGCGCGTGTCGTAGAAGAACACAGCGTCAAGTGAATCGTTGTACTCATCAACAATGGGTAGTCCACAATGCATGTGATGCTCTTTGTTCTCATAGACTGCTTTGGTCATGGTCATGAACGCAATCAAGTTAGGGTAATCCTCTATGGACTTGTAACGCTTAAAGTCCTCAATCATCTCCGCTTTGTGTTCACCTGTATCAGTCGGAATCATCCGCATCTTGCCAATGAGATAGTCACCAAACTCGTCCACACCAATCATGTAGAAAGGATTTTGGAAAAACGCATCGGCCTTTTCATCTTTCATACGCTTGATGCTATCAGCTTTATCACATTTGTCAAGTAAATTTTTACATTCACTTCGGTCAAGCGATAGCCCACGACTATCAATATCGCCATGCAAGTAGTAGGCAAGCAAGGCATGAACAGAATTGCTGCTCAGGCTAACTTCCTTATTGGAATCTCCTAGCGAACGTCTCAGGTAGCGTACCGGAGCGCCAAGCATCTTCATCTTGCGGTCAATCATGTTTCCTACTGGCGGGATGACTTTCTTAGCTTTCAGCACACCCATCAATGAGGACAGCTTTGCACTATGAATAGTCTCTTTGTCAGCCCTGTCTGAGCCGCGCTCCTTCATGTAGTAGGGCGAACGCCATGTGTATTCCAGTACACCTTCGGGGTTCTTGGTGCAGTTAGCTTTGCCTACGGCGATGCCGTATGGGTTGCACATCAACCACCCCGTGTTGGTACGCCGCGCCACGCGCAAGCCATGCTTGAATACGATCTCACGCACCAGTGGGAACGCAGGTGATTCGATCAACTCGCGTCTGATCGTGCTGTCTTCAAAGCCATCAAGAAATAATGTCATGCTCATACTCCATGTCCGTATTGTTTAACTTCAACGCCATCAACCATCAATGTGTAGCCCCACACGCTAGGCGGGTACACCTTGCCCATCTCATAGGTCACAGTCTTGAATGTGCTTGCGTTCTCCTTGTAGATTTGATGGCACAACCTAGCCTTCATAGAACTGAACACCTCAACCGCATCCTTGTGGTAATGCCATGACGATGGGTTTTTAATCCTCCATCTGAGATCACTGTTCAGACCAAACGCATAGAGAGTCATCGCATCAAGTGGCGCAGAAGACTTCATTGCCTCAGCAAGCATTAAAATTTCCTCAGGCAATTTATGTTCTATCTCCTGTTCAAGATAAATAGTCTTAGCTGTGTCCAACCATGATTCAAGGGTCATCGCCTTGCACATGGTCTCAGTTACTGTAAAGAAGTCTTTGTGGTTAGCCATCAGATTCCTAGATGCTTTCCTGTCAACCGTCTTACCGATGATGGTGATGTCCTTCGTAGGCTTCATGGTCTTGATGTCCACTCGCATCCCATGGTGTATGGGATAAAACCCGTTCCTCGCGCTGTTGAATACCATCCCACCCCTTCGTGAGTCGTTACTGAAGTACCCATAGCTTGCATCGCTAAGGAACTTACGCCCGCCTTGGGCGTAGCTATTCGCTGTGAATTCAAAGGTGTTGTCCGAACGTACAACGCCCATCTCGTGGGGCTTGTGAACCCACAGATAGTCCTGACCCCTAGTAGAGTCATGGTAGAGATTCTTACCATTCTTCTTGTACTCAATAGCCTCCTCAGGCGTAACAGGTTGTTGAGAGTAAATCCATCCATTCATAACTCTGAAGAGAATCTCGCCGTTCTCCTCCTCAGCTAAGAAGTACTTAGTGTTCTGTCTGCGCCCCATGATGGGGAACCGATTGGTGCTGCCCCGATAGGGCTTCTCACTCAGGCTTATCCGCTTCAGTCGTGCGTAACTCAGGCTTATCATCTTGCTTCCTTTCGTTTGTAATTTCATCTAGTGTTGACAACACATCGCGCCACAGGCGTGCTGAATGTTCTTGGTCGCGGGACTCCAGCGCATCTAGGGCGTGCATGTGGGCAAAGGCTCCGTATCGATGTAGCAACTCCTCAGCCACCTGACGCGAGAACCTCATCTTTGATTGGGGGTGCGCCTCCCATACAACGTCCCCTCCTGCTATTGAAATCCTAATCGTCATAGCTGACCATGACCTTCTTACCCGATGGGGGGTTGAACGACTTGCAATGCGTCACCATCCACAGGGTTGGACTAGAGATGTCCCACTTCACGTTGTCCTCGACATACCCGTCTGTGAACACAATCACGCAGTCCGCATTGATGCGATGCTCATTTATGTACTCACTGACACATGAGACCCTAGTTCCACCGCCGCCTTCGGGCTTGAGCATGGATGCAATGCCGGTGTAGTCACCGGAAAACTCCTGCGTCCCTGCCACCTCAGCGTCCCACCAAATGATGCGAACCTTCTCAGGTGAAGCGACCTCGCAAATTGAGACCAGTTCTGTAGCAAACTCGTTCAATTCCTTCTCGCCAATCGAACCGGAAGTGTCAATCGCCACAATCACCTCGCCGATCGTCTCGTTGTCCATGCTTGGCAGATAGATGTCATTAGCCATGTGACGCTTGTTCATGCGCCGCCATGTGTACTCGTCTTTACCGCGCACCGATGCAGACACGAACTCACGCAACTCATCACGCCAATCAACCTTGGGCTCCAACATATCGGAGATGGCTCGGGGCATCTTGCCACCCATGCGCCCTGCAAGGATGCCGCCCTCACGCAATGCTCTATCAATCTCCTCGTTCAAGTCCTTGCGTTCCTCATGGGACAGCTTGCTGATGTCGATGATGTCGTGCTCATCTGCGTTAGACAAGTCATAGGTCTTGCCGTTAACAGTCACCGACTCCCATTCGCTGTCTCCTTCAACATCGCTGTCTTGTGTCCCACCTTGGGGTGTGCCGTTACCTTGCCCGCCACCTGACCCGCCTTGCTTGTTACCCTTGCACTTAGGCTTCGCGTGTTTCTTCAGATAGTTAAACACCTCACGCATCGACCAATCGTGGAACATGGGGTCATAAACACCCCCATCCGGCAACTCGACCAAGCGTTCGTGTGAGTTATTAACTGTTCCATCGATACAAGTGATGATGTCGTTCACCACAAAGTCAGCGGCAAGGTTTGCCATCTGACGGTTCTCCTTGAACATGGGTACGCCAAAGATGGTCTGCTTCAGAGCAATGTGTAGGTTCTCGTGAAGTACCAACCCACGCAGTTGTGGTTCCTTAGTTATCTGCTCAATGAACTTGCGCCCGTACCGCTTGTTCACCCCATCGGTGTATGCAGTAGGACAATCGTCAATGACCGCACTCGTACCCATCAGCATCACGCCCGAGTAGAGCGCAGTCTGTGGGTGCTTGAACATGGTCATGTGTGCCCGCTTGATGCGGGCGGTCTGTGCGTCTCTTAACATTTCTTTATCTCCTCAGGTATATCAACTTCATCACCCAGCTTGGATGCAACGTAGCAGCGCATGGCTGCAACGAGTGCGGTGGGGCCATCTTGAAAGTCCGTTTTATCTTCGTGGTTGGCAAACCATTTGCGTTTACCTCGGTCGTCTCCGACCGTCACAGTCATGGGTGTTACCCCAATCTTCTCCCGCTCAATAATCGGCCCGCCTTGTGACCAGTCGGTAGAAGTTTCGTCAATCAAGAAGTCATCTTCGCCATCCCCTGATTCAATCCACACATGCGTGGCTGACATGTCAGCATCGGGATACTGTGCGCGGCACACCGCCCAATCAAGGGTGGCTCCTGTCAGTTCATCCGTCTTCATCATTTAATCTCCTCAAAAATAAAAGCATTGCCATCGTCCACAAGTCGGACTTCCTTCTTGATTAACCTACGCAGATGATGGACAGTCATGTACCTAAACATCCGCATCTCCTCACGCTTCTTAACCCATAGCATCGTCATCACGATTGCCCACGCGCCAAGGAACATCTCAGCCATACTGAATTCCATAGAACCTCCTGAAAAAATAGAACCCCACCCTTCGGTGGGGAGTTAGTTAGAACAAGTCGTGATTGTTCTTAGCCCACTCAGCGATCTTGAGATTGTTCCGCGCCAACTTCACGGACTTGGGTGTCCGCATCATCATGGTGAAAAACACACCTTGAATCTCGTTAGACGGAATGCGCTCGACATACTCCATGAACTTGGACAGATTGTCTTGCGTCTCCAGTACATCTACTGCTTGAAACATAATCATCAACTGCGCGCTGATGTCCTTAGGCACTTCAATGGTTGACGGCGCTTTGATGATGTCTTTCACATCGGTCAAGGATTTCTCCAATGCCATGAACGCTGCCATGTCGCCCGCCGCGCTGTGACCAATCGTGCCAGCCAACGCAGCTTGCGTAGCATGTTCACCAATCGCATCACGGTAACGCACGATGACATCGCACTTCGCCAATGAGCGCGGAGATACAAAGGACAATGCACTCTTGTTAGGATGGAAGATGTACGGATTATCTTTCTGTGCATCGCCTTCTTTGTACGAAGCCAAGCTCCGTGGGAACATCGCCACAAACGCGCGGACTACGCGAGAGACACCATGCTCAGTCGCCCACTCAAGCCACTCGTTCGGGGTTGGCTTTGCCATCTGCAAGATACACACGCGATTGCCCGCATGAGAAAGCATCGTGTCGCCCACGCCATCGCTTGCATTGTTAGATGTTGCAATGACAATGGACTTCCGCTTGTTCTTCAAGTCCTCAGGCAATGGCACATCGCCCACCATACGCTCAAGCATGAGTCGCGTGAAGATGATTTGCAAAAGCTTGGGTGCTTTCATAAACTCATCAAGCATGATGACCTTGGGCTTGCCGTTGTGGATGTCAAACAGGCTCGACACATAGTATTCCAACTGCTGAGTCGCGTGGTTGGGGATGGTCATGCCGATGTCGCTCATGTCTTTCACAGGGCAATCGACATAGATGTAGTCGTACTTGTCACCTTCGATGCTTGTGCCATCGCGCGGTGAACGCCACTTGTCCCCGTTATCCATGGCAATCATAGACAACAGCGAGGTCTTGCCACAACCGGGTTCGGACTGCACCACGACAGTTAGTTCCTCACCGATGAGTGGGATGATTTTCCGCAATTCCTTGATGGACACGGTTTGGGTGAAACTGATTTTGGACATGATATAAACTTTCTTTAACTATGATTGAACTGATGGCGTTAGTACTTATTGCCGTTTTTGCTACTTGCTTTACCTATACTCACATGCATTGAAACGCACCGAACTTCGACAGGATGCTGTCCACATCCCCCTTCACGTTCGCGCGCACAGCGTCACTATCACGGATTAACTCCGCATCCACGCCCGTGAGGGCAACTTCCAATGAGGCGCGGGCTTCCTCCAATTCCGCATTGCCTGTCAGGTTGAACTGCTTAAACGATTCGCACATCTCCTTTGCCTTTTGGATAGTAGAGTCATAAATCTTGCGCTTCTTGACCTTGGTCTCCCCTGTGTTGTCATCAATGCCGGTTTCCTCCACGCCACAGCAATGGCTGATGGACTTCATGACTTCGATGAACCTTGATTGCTGCTCCACCATAACGTGGGACACTATCTGCTCAGCTTGCTTGCTGTATGTGGCGAACAAGTCCTCAGCGATGTCAGATGCAATCCCACAGCGCCAATCACTCATGGGAACCTCGGACACAAACAGATTCATGTCGAACCGATGCTCCAACTGCTCCTTCGGTGGGTAGTCTGTGCGGTTGAACATGTCACCCATGCCCGCCGCATTGAACGCCATGTTGGACACGATGCTGTCGTAGTCCGCGAGGAACTCGGCCTTCAGTAAAGCAAATTGCGACTGATGCTCATCGTATTCTTTCTTGAACACAGGCATGTCCACCGATGGCAGTAAGTGGTTGCCCTTGTTCCACGGGTATGTCCTACGCTGAAGCCAGTTGTATACTGTCTGCCGATAGTTCGCCAACGCCTTGTGCTTGGGATGGTCTGCCAACAGATGCTTAACATACCGGCCCGCGTTCTTACTCGCATGCTTTGCCGTAGTAACTTCATTACTGATAACACGGTCTTGCTTCGTAGCTGACCACACATTGATGTCTACGCACACAAGCACAGCCGATGATGCAAGGCTGATAAGGTGCTGAGGCTTTTGTAATTCCATTTCGATTCTCCGTTCGTTTAACACACCATGTTTCCATGGGACACTAAGTCGGGCCGCGCTAAGGATGCTTTCCGACTTGCTTTGAGTATAACACAACTTGACATTTGAGTCAAGGCTTTTGGGTAACTTTCTTACTTAGATGCGCTTCATCTACAGCCCGCCTGTGGAAATCATCTTGGTACAGGTCTCGGTGGTCTGCATCTCCCCCCATGTACTCCTCCTTGTACCCCTCCTTGTTCTCCTTGGGTTTCTCGCCCGCTACTATCCTTGTGAGCAAGATATATAACTCCTCATCTGTCTGATGCCCTACGGGTTCGCCCTCGCCTATCCTGTACTCGTAGGGCGCATCGGGGCTGCAATAGAACAGCGGCCCGCTTATCACGGAAACTTCCGTCCCGCATGGGAACTCGTACCGCGCGTGGTAGTGCTTGCCTAACTTGCCACTACCCATTAACGCCGCCCCATGTTCGCCATGGGTTACTAAGAACTCCCTGTAGGGTAGCAGTGGGGTGAGAAATATCTCATCCATGTGGCTCATGTTATTGAGACGCATACTTGTTCAAGCCTTTCAAAAGGGTTAGGTCAGTCACTAGGATGTAATTGGACTTCGCCATGGGTACGATGGTGCGAGTAGGCGCGGTCTCCTGTTCTGCGCATGGCATGCACATCTTGTAACCAAGAGCCCACCTCGCGGTGGGATACTGTTCATCGCACTTGCGGCAATGTGGGGTGTGGTCAGTCATCATCGTCCTCCTCGCGTTCGTATTTCACAAAGTCCTCGTCTTGCAGGGGCGGTAGTGCAAAGGCATCCTGCACCATCTGCCACACATCCTGCATACTCTCCATATCCTCAGAGCCAAGACAAGGCGCGGCGTGTCCGGTGGGTTGTCCTGCTTTGTTGTAGACAACCTCTTGCAGACAATACCAATCCTCGCCCCCGTTATCCCGCTTGTTATTCACAAGCCGGTAGTTCCATGTAAACATCTTAGTTCTCCTCTTTCTCGTGGTCTTCAACACAAATCAGGGCGACGACGCCGAACAGAAACCCACCGTTGAAAAGAGACACATAGCCGAGCCAGCACGCTGGCAAAGCCGAAGCCGACACATATACTCCCAAGCAGGGTCAGTCCTGCAACTAGTAATGCACTCATGGCAGTTTCCCCTTTGGGTAGGTGTATGTGTAGGTGATCTCGTAGCCGAGCCCCCGCACACAGGTCAAAACGCGCTCAGTCAGCGTGGTCGTGCCTGCAATGGCGGCAAAGCGGAGGGCATCTTCGCAGACGGGATGAAATACTTGGTTGCCGAATTGGTCTCGTATCTCAACAGTTATTGATTTCATGCTATCTCTCTTTCTACTGCTTTCAGTTGTTGGTCTTCACGGCAAAAGAGCCGTGCTACACGCTGAGCGTGTTCCAGCGATTCATAGTGGTCATTCTTGAGCCACAGTTCCCATGGCTCCCACTCGATATGGTTGGCAAAGTACGCGCCGTTGTAGCACCGCCGTTGCGGGTCATCGTTGATAAGTCTGCCGCGCCTGATGTGCAGTTCGTACACTTTCATAGTTAATCTCCAATGGATGGGTGGGGGGTTAGGTAAGCAGTTGGACTTCGGTCACTGCAAAGAGGTTGACTTCGCCATCCTCGTTGTGTGCGTCAGCCTGATTGCACAGCCACGCTTCGTAGTCGGCCTCGGCTTTATCCATGTATGCGTTGCAGGGCTTGCCGCCCATTGTCAGCACATAGATAGTGATTTCAACAGGTTGGTCGGCATTGTCAGCCTCAAGCTGGTCGAGGTAGAGGTTCTTCATCTGTCCCATGGTGTTCTCCTAAAAATAAATCAGATGTTGTCGTAGCCTGTGCAGAAGGCCCAGAGTGCGGCCTCGCTGTCTGGCTCATGGATGGTCAGCCCATCGAACTCATTGTCGATGTCACCGAACTCATCAAAGTCGTAAGCCCGATCAAGGAACTCAAGATTCTGTGTGTGGTAGGTATCGACACGGAACTCAGTCTTCATATAAGAGTCTACTGAGTCATAGGGAACTCTTCTTGCCAGGCTTGCCAGGCTGTAAGAAACTTTTGGTCGGTATTGTTTGCGGAGGTGGCGAGGCAGGGATGCGAGCCATGCGGTGGCATCACGCTGTTGGTCTGCTGTTGCGGTCATAAACGATAGTGTTGGCATTGTGTTACTCCTTCGAGGTTTGAAATCCCACGCATGCGTGGGGAACTGATTAACGGTGAACTCATCTTCTTCTACGCCCTACGCCCCCATTGTAGGCGATTTTGACTCTTATGTCAAGGCTTTATTTACATTAGTTAGGTAGTGGCGAGGTGGGTTGGGGCTTGTTCTATTTGTTCTATTTGTTCTAGTTTTTGACTTTTACATATAGAACAGGGTTTTGTGGGTTGGGCGTTTGTAAGTCGTTGATTTCATTCATAAAAATATTTTTATAAATTAAAAAAGAGAGGTTTGTTCTATGTTCTAGTGTTTTTGAGGGTATATGCCTCCTTTTGACGCTGTTTTTGCATAAGGCGTTGCAGAAGCTGCTAAGCCTCCACGCCCTGCAAGTTTTTGCCAAAATCTCCCCTATCCAAAAAAATTCGTAGAACATTAGAACAAAACACCGTTTTTCCCTTTAAAATCAACGCTCAACCCTGTTCTAATAGTGTTATTAAAAACAGAACAAAGCCTGTTTTGCGGAACAGAAAACTAGAACAAACGCCATTTTCTATCGCGTACCGTTTGCTTAAACCAAGTATATGTACAATTTGTCTCGTGGTGTACCGTTTTCTTAATCCATAGAGCCTGATTCCGTGTACTTCGCGTACCGTTTTCTTATCCCACGCAAACGTGGGACGCTATTTAGTGGCTTGACTACGCTGTGCGCGCTCAAACAAGCCACGCCCCTCGCGCGCGCCCCACTATATAACTGGCATCAAAACGGCGGGCGCAAAAAAACCCGCTAGGCCTTGCGACCTAGCGGGTTTCATCTACCAATATTATTTGGTATTGTACGCCTTCCAGAATGCATCAACCGCCATTCTGAATTGCACAGGGTTTGCGGTAGTGTCACCGCTACCTGCTTTTGCTTTTACTTTCACCGATTTTTCGAGACCGTCAAATGCTTTCTGCACCGATGCAGTAAACAAAACAATATTGCGGGTACGCCTTGCACCGGGTGTTGTCTCAGCGATAACGGCTTTTGCGGCTTTCACTAAATCGTTGAAACGATTAGTGGCATAGTCCTTCATAGCATCCCGATATTTTTCTACAATTTTGCGCCATGCTGGATCGTCTTTTGTCATTTGCCCATACTCATGCGTTGTGATGTTCATGAGATAGTCCGCACTAATTGTCCGGCGCTCATGGTCTCCCGTGAGTTTTGTTGTGTCGATATCGGTCTCCGCGAGATAGTTTCCGCCGACATTGATAAACATCACGGGAGGGTGCAACGACCCCCATTTTTTCTGATAACCCGTTTTCAGTTCGGCTTTGCTTTCATCGGGGCATTCGGCGGGAAACCCTGCAATGTTTGCAATTGCATACTTTGCCATTTCCTGCACTTTGCCCGTCAAACCCGCGTGGGCATAGGCAAAATCGGAGAGTGATTTAAATTGCAGGGTTTCGCCTGCGGGAGATAGTTCGGCTTTTTTTGCCATGGTGACATTTCCTTTAAAAATGGAAAGAGAAATCGTCAACACCGATCTGTGCTGACAATGTAATTATCTCATAAACCACGCCTTATGTCAAGTCCCACGCCTGAGTGGGGTACTAAATAGGCGCGATCGACCACGCTCGCCACACGCGCGCGGCAGAAAATAACTGGCATCAAAAACGTGGGCGCAAAAAAAGGGCGGCTTGCGCCGCCCTTTTCAGTCAGTGGGGATCAATCGCACTGAATCTCATACTTGAAAACCTCTTTCAGTTCCTTTCCGATTACCACCTTTCTGCAGGTTGGGGAATCATCTTTAACATAAACGCAAAGGGAAACCCGGTGGCCCTTTGGAAGGGTGAAGTGATAATCCCGATTCAAGCTCTCGGGCCACTCGCGAGTGCGAGTCAAACCATCTTCGCACAGTCCATCCAGGTATTCAACTAACGATGCAAGCACAGGAACTTTAAAACTTTCCAGACCATACAAGTAGACGCCGATTTGGAAATTGTCCGAATAAGCGTCAGCGCTGACGTGAGCATTGACGTTTTTCAAGCCTGCGCCGGAGACAATCAATGCGATGGGGCGGAGGATTTTTTGAATCCGTGCCTTGTTAGAGCGGAGGATCGAAACGCGCTTCTTCGCGTTTGTTACACCTTCGGAGAGGTCGATAAGAGCGGAGTCAAAAGCGGAAGCGGCTGTAAATTGAGCCATGGTAATTTCCTTTGCAAAGGGTTTAGAAACTATCAGCGCCGATTTGCGCTGACAATGTAATTATCTCATAATTGAGGCTATATGTCAAGTATGGCACCTGAATGGGCGCTCTCACACGCTCGCGCACTACACGCACGCGGCAGAAAATAACTGGCATCAATGGGCCAAAAAAGAAGGGGGCCGAAGCCCCCTCCTCTCACTCGGCGTCGAACAGGTCGCGCTGTCGTGTCCAGTGCATGTCCATCATCACCTTAGCTGGATAGCCTTCGATGCCCTGCATCATCAGCCCAAATCGCACCAAGCTTGCAGATGTCCGCCCGTTGTCGGCTTGCAGTATCTTGCAGACATTCTTAAACTGGGCGTTGCCCAACCATTGCTTGCAGTCAGCCAATGCTTTCTTAACTGTCTCTTGCGACCCAAGGTCGCTGTACTGAATCTCATAGCTCATGTCATTGCTCCTAAAGATGGGGGCCGAAGCCCCCGTTGGTTAATACACTGCGCGGCGACCACCGAGCAGCTTGCCGTGCTTGCCGTACACCACCGTGTATCGGGGCTTGTAGCAGCGTACCCAGTCAAGGGCGTCTGCTTCGTTGCGGGCCCACCAGTGATGGGCGTATCCGCTAGCTCTATCCATGGCTATCACTTCGTAGTGAGTGAGCCACAACCATATGGCTTTGAACATATGTACTCCTTCTCTGTCTCTTGCGACATGCTAGACAGTGATTGAATTATCTCATAAACCACCCCATATGTCAAGTTTGGCGCCTGAGACCCCCTCACCCCCCACCCCCAGATGCCGCGCGGGTCCCATCCGCCCCCCTATACACTTAGCAATAGACAAACGATTACCTCATTTTTCAAAACACCCCCCGTCACTAAATCCCGACCCCGTGTAAAAAAATTTTTTACAAAAAATTCCCAAGTGCTATATACTGCAGCTATGACATCTCCGCTAGTGCCAACTATCGAGGAGAACATTCCTCTACCAGACAACTCCAAGGAAGCCTTTCCTGAGCTCACCCCTGCTCAGGAGTTGGAGATGCGCGCCAGTACTATTAAGTTCTTCTCAGACTTAACAGGGTCACCTATATCCCCCACAAGTGACAACATGGACCAAGCTAAACAGCTGGCCCGCGACATGATCACCGACTCCCGGCATCGGCCCGACTTTGCCAAGTACCCCAACGAGACACTTGCTTTACTAGCGGGCATGGTTGCCCAGATGAACGTATCTATAGTGGAGGAGCTTTCCGACTTCAAGATGTATGTGGTCAATAAGCTGGTAATGGAGGTGGAAAATGCCAAAGACTCCAAGACGCGCATCTCTGCTATTGCTAAATTAGGTGAAGTTGATGGTGTGGATGCCTTTAAGAAGCGCACTGAGATCACCCACAAGGTGCAGACCATCGAAGAGGTCGAAAAAGAGCTACTTGATACCCTCGGGGCACTGGAAAACCGCGTAATTGACGTAGAAGCCCGCGAAGTTGTCCGGCTAGAACAGGAAGTCGATGAGTGAAGTCCTCAAACTGACCCCAGAACAGCTATTTAAGCTGCGGCAGGCGCTGCCTAAGATGCCTGAGAAGCAGAAAAGGCGTGTTCTTGAGCTTTTGAAGACCTATGACACCCAAATAACGCAGAATTTGGGCAAAGAGAGCTTCCTAGACTTCGTAAAACACGTATATCCAGGTTACAAAGTCGGTCCCCACCATCTAAAACTAGCCCAAATCTTTGAAGATATTGCCAAGGGCAAGAAAAAGCGGGTTATCGTCAACATTGCCCCCCGCCACGGCAAGTCTGAACTCATTTCCTACCTTGCACCTGCATGGTTCTTGGGTAAATACCCCCAGAAAAAAATCATCATGTCGTCCCACACAGCCGATCTGGCTGTGAATTTTGGTCGGCGCGTGCGTAACTTGGTGGGTTCAGAAAGCTACCGGGACATATTTCCGCAGATAGAACTGCAGGCTGACTCTAAATCAGCGTCACGATGGGGAACAAACTTCAATGGCGAGTACTTTGCAATCGGTGTCGGTGGTGCTCTTGCTGGGCGCGGGGCTGATCTTTTTATTATTGACGATCCTCATTCTGAGCAAGAAGCTAAAACTGGAAAGCCCGAAGTCTTTCTTCCTGCTTGGGAGTGGTTTCAGTCTGGTCCTCTTCAGCGTCTTATGCCGGGTGGGGCGATTGTTGTTGTTATGACCCGTTGGTCAAAGCTTGACTTGACTGGGCAGATCGTATCCCAGATGAACAAGGAAGAGGGCGTTGACCAGTGGGAAGTGGTTGAGTTTCCAGCGATTAAAGATGACGGAGAAGCTCTGTGGCCTGAGTTCTGGCCCGTGGAAGAGTTGCTTGCTAAGAAGGCAGGGCTGGATGTGCGCTACTGGAATGCCCAGTACATGCAGAATCCCGTCTCAGAAGAGGGCGCTCTCATCAAGCGGGAGTGGTGGAAAGTGTGGGAGAAGGAAGACCCACCCGTATGCGACTTCACTATTATGAGCTTGGATGCAGCACAGGAAGCCAACAACCGATCGGACTACAACGCCCTGACTACGTGGGGTGTGTTCTTCAACGAAGAGACCAACAACTTCGCCATCATCCTACTTAATTCAATTAAGAAACGTCTAGAGTATCCAGAGCTTAAGAAGTTAGTTCTAGCAGAGTATAAGGAGTGGCAACCGGACGCCTTCATGGTAGAGAAGAAATCCAACGGTTCTGCCCTGTATCAGGAATTCAGACGAATGGGTATTCCGGTTGGGGAGTTCACCCCCGGCAAGGGACAGGACAAGATTGCTCGGGTCAATGCTGTGAGCGACCTGTTTGCATCTGGGATAGTATGGGCCCCGGACCGCCGGTGGGCCAAGGATGTCATTGAGGAATGCAACGACTTTCCTAGTGGCACTAACGACGACTTGGTAGACTCTACTACGCTGGCCCTTTTGAGGTTTCGGCAAGGTGGGTTTTTACGTCTCCCTTCGGATGAGCCGGAGGATGACTTCCTGTACAAGTACCGCAAAAAAGCGGCGTACTATTAAGGACAGATGATGGCTACGCAGAAATTCATGGGGCGTAATCAATTGGTGGACCGGCTTGCAGCGCAGGTTGGTAACAAGGATACTGCCATTGCCATACTAAAGAAACGTGGTCAAATGAACGATGACGGCACGCTAACATCAGCAGGTCAGAAACGTAACTCGATGACAGCCGAAGAACGTGCGGTAGATAGAACCGTCAAACGGCAAGGGCACAAGCCGCAAGACTACACATATAACCGCTCAACAAACCGAGCGACTTTGAAGGACAGATGATGGCTACTAATATGGACCGGGCACTATATGCCGCCCCTCAAGGACTTGACCAGCTTGAGGGGATGGACGACGAAGAACCACTACAGATTACGGTGGTGGACCCTGAGTCAGTAGATATTGAGGGGCCCGGCTTCTCTATGCACATTGAGCCTGCCGATGACGAAGAAGATGACTTCGACGATAACCTAGCTGAGAGGATGGATGAGGGTGACCTAGCCCAGTTGGCAGGTGACCTGATTGAGGACTACGACACCGACATTGCCAGCCGCAAGGACTGGGTACAGACATACGTGGATGGGCTGCAGTTGTTGGGTCTGAAGCTTGAAGAGCGGATGGAGCCATGGCCCGGTGCTTGTGGTGTGTACCACCCGCTGTTGGCAGAGGCCGTGGTTAAGTTTCAAGCTGAGACCATGATGGAGACCTTTCCTGCATCAGGCCCGGTCAAGACCCAGATCATCGGCAAAGAAACGCCAGAGAAGAAGGCTGCGGCTGAGCGCGTTCAGAACGACATGAACTATCAGATGACTGATGTGATGGTCGAGTACCGGCCTGAGCATGAGCGCATGTTGTGGGGCTTGGGGCTAGCGGGCAATGCGTTCAAGAAGGTGTACTTCGACCCGGCATTGAATCGTCAGGTGTCTATGTATGCGCCAGCGGAGGACGTGGTTGTGCCATACGGTGCGTCCAGTCTAGAGTCCTCGGAGCGGGTTACGCACGTCATGCGTAAAACAAAGAACGAGCTACGCCGACTTCAGCATGAAGGGTTTTACAGGGATATAGACCTTGGAGACCCTATAAATGTCATGGATGACATTGAGAAGAAGATTGCTGAGAAGTTAGGGTTCCGTGCTACCCAAGACAATCGGTACAAGTTTTTGGAGATGCAGGTTGACCTCGACCTCAAGGGCTACGAGCATACAGATGAGGATGGCGAAGAGACAGGCATAGCGTTGCCGTACATCGTCACTATTGAGAAGGGAACGGGAGAGATTCTCTCTATCCGCCGCAACTGGAGACCTGAGGATGACCATCATCAGAAACGTGCTCATTTTGTGCATTACCCCTATATTCCAGGTTTTGGTTTTTATGCTTTTGGCCTTATTCATCTTATTGGTGCTTACTCTAAATCTAGTACTAGCATTCTTCGTCAGCTTGTGGACGCTGGGACACTTTCTAATCTTCCTGGTGGTTTCAAGACTAGAGGACTCCGCACCAAAGGTGATGACACGCCAATCTCGCCGGGAGAGTTCCGAGACGTAGATGTACCGAGTGGCACTATCAAGGACAACTTGATGGCCCTGCCTTACAAAGAGCCTAGCCAAGTACTGATGGCCTTGTTGCAGCAGATGATTCAAGAGGGCCGCAGCTTCGCTGGCTCTATGGAGTTGAATGCCTCCGACATGTCTGCACAAGCTCCCGTGGGCACGACACTAGCGATTCTTGAGCGTAGTCTGAAGACTATGAGTGCGATTCAAGCACGCATCCACTACGCGATGAAGCAAGAGTTCAAGCTCCTGCGGGACATCATCCGTGACTACACCCCTGATGACTACAGCTACGAGCCCGAAGAAGGTGGGCGGCAGGCCAAGCAGTCTGACTATGACTTGGTGGATGTCATCCCCGTTAGCGACCCCAACGCCACTACCATGGCACAGAAGGTTGTGCAGTATCAGGCGGCTCTACAGTTAGCCCAGACAGCCCCGCAGTTGTATGACCTCCCCATCTTGCATCGTCAGATGTTGGATGTGCTTGGCATCAAGAACTACCAGAAGCTTGTACCCATCGAAGACGACATGAAGCCGCGCGACCCCGTGACGGAGAACATGAACATCCTCAAGGGAAAGCCGGTCAAGGCGTTTTTGTACCAAGACCACAAGGCACACATCACTGTGCATATGGCGGCGATAAAAGACCCGCACATCCAAGAGCTAGTGGGGCAAGACCCGCAGCTTCAACAGAAAGTGATGGGGGCTATGTCGGCCCACATTGCGGACCACTTGGGTATGGAGTATCGCAAGCAGCTTGAGCAGGCTATGGGTCAGACACTACCGGCCTACGAGGATGATCAAGATGAGGCGATGATGTCTCCAGAGATGGAGGTCAAAGTGTCGCAGATGGCAGCGCAGGCAGGCCAGATGTTGCTCCAGCAGCACCAGCAAGAAGCTCAGCAAGCCAAGAATGCGCAGGCAGCGGCTGATCCGCTACTTCAGCTTCAGCAGCAAGAATTGCAGATCAAGCAGGGCGAGTTGCAACGCAAGTCTCAGAAAGACATGCAGGATATGCAGGCCAAGATGGCTCAGATTGATGTTGAGCTCAAGCGGATCGAAGCCCAGCAGGAAACTGAAGGAGCCAAGCTTGCCGTGCAGGCTCAGAACAACGAGAAGCAACGTGAGCATCAGCACACATCGGAAGGCTTTAAGGCCAAGGTGGATATGGTGAAACAAAACGCGCAGCTTCAACAGCAACGAGAAATGCAAGCAGCACAGGCTGCACAAAATCAAGCGGCGAAGCCCGCGAAGAAAGGTGAATGATGGACGATGGTCGCAAGCTAATCAGCATCATTAACCAACGAATTGACGAAGGCGTCAAACACATCGAAGAATCTCTAGCCGCGAAAGGGGCTAAGAGCTTTGACGATTATTGCGAGATGTGTGGGGTTATCAAAGGTCTGCTCACCGCTCGCTCTTATCTATCAGACCTTACACACCAACTGGAGAAGTTAGACGATGAATGAAGCTTATGACATCAGGGCGGTGGACTTGTCCGCTGTACTGAACACATCAGCAGAAGAGAAAGCAAAACAGTTACCCATGCCTTCGGGCTATCGGATTCTGTGCGCCGTACCGGAAGCTGAGAAAGAGTATGAAGGCGGTCTCGGTTTGGTTAAGGCAGATGAAACCATGCGCAATGAAGAGTTGCTCACCACGGTTCTGTTTGTCGTTGATCTGGGTCCCGACTGCTACAAAGACCCAACTCGGTTCCCCACCGGGCCATGGTGCAAAAAAGGTGATTTTGTCTTGGTTCGGCCCCACGCTGGCACTCGACTGCTCATCCATGACCGTGAATTCCGCATCATCAACGACGATTCTGTCGAAGGCGTTGTAGAAGACCCACGGGGAATCAAACGCAAATAAGGAGCGCACATGTCTAGATTCGGAGAAGAATACAAGTTTCCTGATGAAATCGCTGCCAAGGCAGACGATGAGCAGAAGATGGAAATTACTGTTGAGGGTGATGAAGACGTAGAAGTCAACATCGTTGATGACACCCCTAAAGAAGACCAGCATATTGACCCGTTGCCGGAGTCAATCAAGGATGACCTTGAGAAGGCTGATGAATCTGCTGAGTATTCTAAGAATGTAAAGCAGAAATTTACGCAGTACAAAAAAGCTTGGCACGACGAACGTCGGGCTAAAGAGGCGGCTCTCCGTGAGCAGCAAGAGGCTTTGACGGCTGCGCAGCAGATTCTGGATGAGAATCGCCGACTGAGAACTATGGTACAGAGTGGGGAGAAAGAACTAATCTCTACCTATCAGAGTTCAGCCGAAATGGAGCTTGAAACAGCTTCTAGGAACTACCGGGAAGCGTATGACTCGGGGGATTCCGAGAAATTGCTAAATGCACAGCGGGAATTGACACGGGCGGAGATGAAGCTAGATAAGACTAAAAATTATCGGCCTACTGTACAACCGCCTGAAAATAGTGTACAAACTACACCGCAACCGCAAGCGGCTCCTCAGATGGACCCTAAGGTCGCAAACTGGGTGTCCAAAAACCCTTGGTTTGTGTCCCGTGACAAAGTGGCAATGCGCAAGTATGCCGAAGGTGTCCACGAAGAGTTAGAAGCGCGGTACGGTAGAGCATTTGTTGGTACTGATGAATATTTCACCAGTATTGATAAAGAAGTCCAACGTAGGTTCCCAGAAGAATTTACGGCTTCTAAGAACGATGGTGGTGATAAGCCCCAGCGTACAAGACCAAGCACGGTGGTAGCACCAGCTAAACGCAGTACTGCGCCGAAGCAAATCCAACTGACTAAAACTCAGGCTGGCATTGCTAAAAAACTTGGAGTAACTCTTGAGCAATACGCTCGGGAAATAAGTAAATTGGAGGCCTAAGATGGCTGAGAACAGACTACAACGCGAGATGACTGCACGGGTGATGGACGAACGTCCTAAGAAGTGGATGCCAGCCGAAATGCTGCCTGAACCTGACAAACAACCGGGCTATGCGTACAGATGGATTCGGGTTTCTACTTTGAATGCTGCTGATCCTCGTAATATCTCGGGCAAATTCCGAGAAGGATGGGAACCAGTCGGTATTGAAGAGCAACCTAGATTTCGGTTATTGGCTGATCCAACTAGTCGATTCAAAGACAACATTGAGATTGGCGGGCTATTGCTCTGCAAGACACCAGAAGAGTTTGTTGAACAGCGAGATGAATTTTTCGCAAATCAATCACGGGCTCAGATGGAAGCTGTAGACAATACCATGATGCGCCAGAGTGACCCGAGGATGCCGCTGTTTAAAGAGAAGAAATCCTCGACTAGCTTTGGAAAAGGTATTTAATTTTTTTGGAGTTAACTATGGCTTATCCTACCGTTAGCGCTCCGTATGGCCTAAAGCCTGTCAATCGAATTGACGGCATGCCTTACGCCGGTGCTTTCCGTCAGATTCCCGTTGCTGCTTCGTTTGCTACTGCTATCTTCTTTGGAGATACGGTTCAAATTGACAGTGATGGCTATCTGATTAAATCAACCACTACCAACTCGGGTACTATCGTCGGCGTTTGCATGGGCGGTCAGTATGTCAACTCTAGCGGTCAAACCGTTCAGGGTCAGTACCTACCGGCTTCTATCTCGACCTCGACTAACCTTGCATACGCATACGTAATTGATGATCCTATGGCCCTGTTCAAGGTCGCCGTGGTTTCGTCTGGTACGACCATGAGTTCCGCAGGGCGCACTGTGGTGGGTACTAACTTGGCTTTGGTATTGAACGCTGGCAGCACCACCACTGGTGATTCTGCTTTCGCCGTTACCTTGACCGGTGCTGGTACTACCGCAACTATCCCAATCCGTGTTATCGACGTAGTGCCTGAAACTGCTACCGCAGCCGACACTTACACCGAGCTATTGGTGAAGATTAACACTCACCAATATAACAACACCACTGGTGTTTAAGGAGTAAATCATGGCTATTTCACGCGCACAACTACTTAAAGAGTTGCTTCCCGGTCTGAACGCTTTGTTCGGCCTTGAGTATGCTACCTACCAAGAAGAGCACAAGGAACTCTACGAAACTGAGACCTCCGAGCGTTCTTTTGAAGAGGAAACCAAGCTGTCTGGCTTTAGTGCTGCACCGGTTAAGAACGAGGGTTCTGCCATCCAGTACGACAATGCACAGGAAGCATGGACTGCACGCTACAACCACGAAACCATCGCTTTGGGCTTCTCCCTGACGGAAGAGGCAATCGAAGACAATCTGTATGACAGCTTGTCCGCTCGTTACACCAAGGCTCTGGCTCGCGGTATGGCGTACACCAAGCAAACCAAGGCTGCTGCGGTTCTGAACAACGGCTTCACTAACTCCGCTGCATACTACGGCGGCGACGGTGTACCTCTGTTTAGCACTGCTCACCCGCTGATTAGCGGCGGCACTAACAGCAATCGTCCTTCCACTAACGCTGACCTGAACGAGACTTCTTTGGAAGCCGCCGTTATTCAGATCGCTGCTTGGACTGATGAGCGCGGTTTGCTGATTGCAGCTAAGCCCAAGAAGCTGATTGTTCCTCCTGCTCTGCAGTTCGTTGCTACCCGTCTGTTGGAAACCAGCCTCCGTGTTGGCACTACCGACAACGATATCAACGCGTTGAAGAACAATGGTTCGATCCCCGAAGGCTACACCGTCAACCACTACCTGACCGATACCAATGGCTGGTACTTGACGACTGACGTTCCTAACGGTCTGAAGCACTTCGTTCGTACTCCGCTGGCTAACAGCATGGACGGCGACTTCGACACCGGTAACGTCCGTTACAAGTCCCGCGAGCGTTATTCGTTCGGCTGGTCTGACCCTCTGGGTATGTTCGGTTCACCCGGCGCTTAAGCTGGGGTTGAGAAAAGGGGCCTTGTGCCCCTTTTCTTTTTGGTGTATATTGTTCCCATTCCGGGGTTACCGGCGCATCAAACTAGTCCCGGCTAGACGACATACCGATTGATGCGCTCTACTTGTATGTGAGGATTTATCATGGGATTCGCTACTCATCTTGGCCCGTGGCTGCTTGGCACTGTTCGCAACACCACTGGCACTACCGTCGGCACTATTGAAAACTGTGGCGCGACCATGGTTTCTCAGACCTTTAAAAAGAACTACACCGGTCAAGCTGCCTCGGCAACCACTGACACTATCTGTGTTCTCCCTGCTGG